CCGGGCTTCGCCGCCAGGGCGGCGCGCAGGCGCTCGATCGCCTCGGGCAGGCCATACTGGTTGTTGTCCCGGTCGTCCCACTCCTCCAGCACCGCCGCGGCGGCGTCGCGCAGGCTGGCGCGCGGGGCGGGCTGGGGCGCGCCCTGGGCGGCTTCCAGGGCCTCTGCCACCGCTAGGGCCTCCGCCTGCACCGAAGCCGCGTCGGGCGCCGTCGGCGCGTCGGAGGCGGGGGTGTCGGCCTCTGCGTCGCTGCCCGGTGGGTCCAGGTTCAGGGCGCGGAAGCCGTCGTTCGTGATCCGGAGGGCGATGCTGCAGCGCAGGTCGGCGTCGCTCTCGTCCGTCCGCCAGGCCAAGGGGTGGTTGAGCTCGACCGCGTCTTCGATCAGCAGCCCCTGCTTGAGCAGGCTGCGCACCACCGCGTTGCGCGCGGCGGCGGGGAGGTGGTTGGGCGGCTCGGCGAGGCGGTCGTCGCGGGTGGCGGCCTTGTTGAGCAGGACCAGGGCGGTGTCGGAAAGCTTGGCCATCGGGGTGTCTCCCTCTCGCGCCCCTGACCACCAGGGGCTGCTACTGCCTGGAGCCCCGCCGGGCGGAACCCGGTCGGGGCGGTGGCGGAGGGAGGCGCGTCAGTCGGTGGTGTCGGCCTCGATCTCGGCGTGCAGGACGTAGCCGGTGAGGTAGGGGAGCCCGCGGGGGATGCCGGTCTCGTGGGCGGTGCGGGCGCTAATGCGCCAGCCCATCCAGGTGGTCGCGGCGGCGTTGATGGCGGAGGCCAGTCCCTGGCCCGCCGCCAGGTGGTTGCTGACCTCGTCCGCGAAGTGGCGGCCGTGGCGGCTGTCGAGGAAGGCGCGGGTGGCGTCGGGGCTGCAGCCGGTGATCCCGGCGATGAAGGCCAGGGCGATGTCCCAGGCGCGCTCGGGGTCGGCGTGGTGGGAGATGGTGCCGAAAAAGCCCCACTCTCGGTTCTGGGTCTGCGGGATTCTGGTGTTGGCCATCTCTGCTGCTCCTGCCTGGCGGGGCCTGGTCCCCTGCGCGTGATGGACACTTCGCGCTGGGGCGGGACGGAGCCAACTCAGAATGAGCGCAGAATGATTGCTTTGTTCAGGCGCACTCGATCAGATCGTGAGGCTGCCCTCGGCCGGGCCTGAGCGCGCGGCGGGAGGGGGCCGTTCATGCCGGAATTCACCCCTTCGACCCGGGAGCTTGCCCGCCGCATCGGCGTCACCGAGACCGCCCTGCGCAAGGCGGAAACCAAGGGCCGCATCGAGCGTGAGCCGGATGGCCAATGGAATATGGAGAAGACCCGCCGCCGCATGATCGAGTCTGCCGACCCGGTGCGATCGCCGCTCGCCGGCGCCGTTGGTGCCGGGACGACGCAGGCCGGACTGTCCGGCGATGCCACGCCCTATGCCCGGCTCCGCGTCGCCCAGTTGGCACTCAAAGTCGAAGCCCAGCGCCTAGCGCTGGACGAGGAGAAGGGCCGGCTGCTCGATGCGGTGGCGGCCAATGCCGCGATCGACGAGATCGCCGGCGCCATGCGCGACGCGCTGCTGAACTGGCCCGCCCGGGTGTCCGGCCTGATCGCCGCCGACCTCGGGGTGGAGCCGCACCTGGTGCAGACAGTGCTGCAGCAGCACGTCGCCGATCTACTGACGGAGGCCGCAGATCGCTTCGATCCCCCAGGCCTCGGAAACCGCGGCGCGGACCGCTGAGCATGTCCGCAGGCGCGCAGGCGCGATGCTGCGTCCGCCGCCGCAGCTCACGGTCAGTGCCTGGGCCGACCAGCACCGGGTTCTGAGCACCCGCGCCTCGTCCGAACCGGGCCCGTGGCGCACATCGCGGACCCCATATCTGCGGGACATCATGGACGCACTGTCCGCGGTGCATCCCGCCCGGCGCGTGGTGTTCATGAAAGGTGCGCAGGTCGGCGCGAGCGAGGGGGGCAATTGTTGGTTGGGCTACATCATGCACCACGTGCCGGCGCCGGTGCTGGCAGTGCAGCCGACGGTGGAACTGGCCAAGCGCTTCAGCCGGCAGAGGATTGATCCCCTGCTGGAGGAGACGCCCGCCCTGCGCGAGCGGGTGGCGCCGGCGCGCGCCAGGGACAGCGGCAACACCATGCTGTCCAAGGAGTTTCCCGGCGGCATCCTGGTGCTGACCGGCGCCAACTCGGCGGTGGGGCTGCGCTCGATGACGGCGCGGTTCCTGTTCCTCGACGAAGTCGATGCCTATCCCGGCGACGTCGAGGGCGAGGGCGATCCGATTGCCCTGGCGGAGGCGCGGGCTCGCACCTTCGGCTGGCGGCGCAAGGCCTATCTGGTCTCGACGCCGACCATCGCGGGACGCAGCCGCATCGAGCGGGAGTACCTTGCGAGCGACCAGCGGCGGTTCTTCGTACCGTGCCCGCACTGCCAGGCGATGCAGTGGCTGCGGTTCGAGCAACTGATCTGGGAGAAGGGCAATCCGCCTTCGGTGGTCTACCACTGCGAGGCCTGTGATGCGGCGATCGGCGAGCACCACAAGACGGCAATGCTGTCCGGCGGGGAATGGCGAGCGACGGCCACATCGCAGGACCCGAACACGGTCGGGTTCCACATCTCGGCGCTCTACTCGCCGGTGGGCTGGCTGTCCTGGGAGCAGATTGCGCGCGATTGGGAGGCGGCACAGGGCAAGCCCGAGGACCTCAAGACCTTCCGCAACACGGTGCTCGGCGAGGTCTGGCAGGAACATGGCGAGGCGCCGGATTGGGAGCGGCTGGTCGAGCGGCGGGAGGACTTCGCCCTTGGCATCGTGCCCCAGGGTGTGCTGGCACTTACGGCCGGCGTCGACGTGCAGGACGACCGCATCGAGGTCGACGTTTGGGGTTGGGCCGAGGGATACACGTCCTGGCTCATCGATCATGTGGTGATCACTGGCAGCCCTCGGGAGCGGGAGCCGTGGGACGAGTTGGCGAAGCTGCTGGCCAGGGACTGGCCACGCGGTACTGCCGGCGCGATGCGCATCGCCAAGGTCTGCGTCGACACCGGTGGCCGGGACACGGCCTCGGTCTACGGCCACCTTCGGCATCTGCGGGATCCGCGAATCGCGCCAACCAAGGGCGTCGAGGGCTGGAACCGTGCACAGCCGGTGCAGGGGCCGACGCTGGTCGATGCCCTGGTCAATGGCCAGAAGCTGCGCCGCGGGTTGAAGCTGTGGACGGTGTCGGTCTCGACCTGGAAGGCGGACCTGTATCGCCGGCTCTGGCTGGGTCGCGGTGAGACAGAGGATTATCCGCAGGGCTGGGTGCATCTGCCGCGGACCATCGAGGTGGAGTGGGTGAAGCAGCTGGTCGCCGAGCAGTTGCGGACGACCAAGGACCGGCGAGGCTTTGCTCGGCAGGAATGGTCGAAGCTTAGGGAACGGAACGAGGCACTGGACTGTGCCGTGTTGGCGCGCGCCGCGCTGTGGCTCCTGGGCGCCGATCGCTACGGGGAGCGGTTCTGGCAGCGGCTCCGGGAGGAACTGGCAGACGCGCCGATTGCCACCGCGGCTGCTGCCGCTAGCGAGGCAGCAGCACTCCTGGACCAGTCACACCCTCCGCCGCCCCCGCTGGCACCCAGCAACTCGCCGACGATGCGACCGCGCAACTGGCTCGGTGCCCGCTCCGGCTGGCTGCGTTGAGGAGCAACACGATGAACCCCGATGCCCTGGCGTGGGCCATTGCCCAGCCGATCGGCAACCGCTGGCGCGGCCTCGCCGATGCATACACCGGCGGCACGACCCGCGTGACCTTCGAGGGCCGCACCGTGGAGTACCGCTCGCTCGCCGAGATAGGCCAGGCGCTGGCTGCCGGCTACGCGGCCGAGAACCCGGCGCAACGGCGCCCTTGCATCACCCTGGCCCGCTTCTCGCGCGACCCCAGCTGACCACAGGAGATCGACCAATGTCCGAGGACGACGTCGCGCAAAAGCTCGCCGTCCACGAGGCGGTGTGCGCCGAACGGTGGAAGCAGGCCGAGGCACGTCTCAAGCGGATCGAACTCGTGCTGATCGCGATCGTCTTCCTGCTGCTGCTCGGCGAGGGCACGGCGCTGGAAGTCGTGAAGCGGCTGGTGGCGAAGTAGGACGGGCAGAACAGCAATGATCGCCAACCGCCTCCGCGACGCATGGCGCGCCCTGCGCGGCTATGCCGCGGCCCAGGACGCCCGAGCGTCCACTTGGGCGGCATCCGGTGGCAGCGCCAACAGCGAGGTGGCGAGCGCTTCGAGCACCATCACGCGCCGCGCCCGCGATGCCGTCCGGAATGATCCCTACGCCGCCCGTATCATCGACCTATGGACCGGCAATGCCGTCGGCGCCGGGATCACCACGCGCTGGTCCGACAAGAAGCACGCCGATGCTTGGCGCCGCTGGGCGGAGAGCACGGCCTGTGACGCCGAGGGGCGGCTCGATCTTTATGGATTGCAGGCCCTGGTGATGCGCTCGGTGGTCGAGAGCGGCGAGTGCCTGGTGCGGCTGCTGACTACCGAGCCGACGCCAACCAACCCGGTCGGCCTGCGGTTGCAGGTGCTGGAGAGCGACCATCTCGACGCCAGCCGCACTGGCACGATCGGCGGCACCATCACCGTGCAGGGCATCACGCTCGACGCCACGGGTGCAGCCGCGGCCTATTGGCTGTTCCCACAGCACCCTGGTACTGCCTGGTATCTGCCGAGCAGCAACCAGTCCAGCGTGCCGGTCCCGGCCGCCGAGGTGCTGCACATCTATCGCAAGCGCCGGCCTGGCCAGCTGCGCGACGTGTCCTGGCTGGCGCCAATCCTGCTCCGCCTGCGCGACCTTGGCGACTACGAGGCGGCTCTGCTGATGAAGGCCAAGATCGAGGCGTGCCTGGCCGCGGTCGTCACCGAGGAGGGCGACGAGGTGCTGACTGGGCCAGCCGTAGGTCTGCTGCGGGATGCGCAGGGACGGCCGGTGGAAGCCTTCGAGCCGGGGATGATCCTGTATCGGCGCGGGGCCGGGTCGGTTGAGGTGGTGAACCCCTCGGGCGGCGGCAGCCACACCGCCTTCGCCCGGCGCGCGCTGGAAGCAGCGTCCGTTGGCGCCGGCCTCACCTATGACCAGGTGTCTGGCGATCTGACCCAGGCGAACTACTCCAGCCTGCGAGCGGGCAAGATCGAGTTCCGCCGGCTGTGCGAGCAGGTGCAGTACGGCATGCTGATCCCGATGCTGGTGCGCCCCATCGCCGACCGTTTTCACCAGCAGGGCGCACTGCTGGGCCTGTGGGGAGCAGAGATCCCGGCCGACGTGGCGCATGTCCCGCCGGCACACGAAATGATCGACCCACTGAAGGACACCACCGCCCTGATCGCCCAGGTGCGCGCGGGCTTCGTGCCGCAACCCGAGGCGGTGGGCTCCTTCGGCTACGACTTCCGTCAGGCGGTGGAGATGATCCGCGAGGCCAACGCCCTGCTCGACGATGCCGGCATCTCGCTCGACAGCGACCCGCGTCGCGTCGCCAAGTCGGGCTCGGCGCAGGACGCAGCGCAGATGGCGGCCATCGAGATAGCCGCGACGGGAGCCGCGATGCCGGAGCGGCCCCAGGACCAGCAACCGCAAGGCTGAAACCATGACCGAACCTACCGATCCGGGCGGGAGCGATCCCGCGTTGGCGCCGATGCATGCCGATCGACTTCCCACCGGTGGGCATTCGATCACCGCAGCACGTGCGCTCTCGGCGCCCGTCACGGTCGACCGATCCGCCCGCACGGTGGAGGTGGTGTGGTCCACCGGCGCCCGTGCCCGCAACTACGTGCCGCCCCTCGGCCTGATCACCGAGGAACTCGACATGTCGCCCAATGCAGTGCGGATGCAGGGTTTGGTGGGCGGTGGCGCCCCGGTGCTCAACACCCATCGCAGCGGCGATGCCCGCGATGTCGTTGGCCGGGTCATCGCTGCCCGCCTCGAATCCGGCCGCGGCATCGCCACCCTGCAATTCTCGTCCGCCGCCGATGTCGAGCCGCTCTGGCAGCGCATCGCCGACGGCACGCTGCGCAGCGTCAGCGTCGGATACCGGGTGCATCGCTACCAGCCGATCCCCGATCCCATCGCCGGCACTGTGCACCGAGCGGTGGATTGGGAGCCCTACGAGATCTCCGTCGTCCCACTGCCGGTCGATCCCGCCGCCGCCGTGCGCGGTGCCAATGACGCCCCGCCCGCGCCGGCCGTCGAGCCGCCCATCCCTGATTCTATCCTCACCCAGGAGCCCGCCATGCCGGATCCGGCAGACATCACCACGACCACGCCCGCCACCCCCGAGGCGCCCACCATGCCTGCACCCGCCGCGTCGCCGGCACCGCCCGCGTCCGTCCCCGACCTCGACGCCGTGCGCGCCGATGCCGAGCGCGCAGCGGTGGAACGCATCACCAGCTACGAGACCGTCCTCGCCGCCGCCCGTGGCCTGATGCCCGACGAGCAGATCGATGCCCAGCGCCAGGCCGCCATCCGTGAGCGCGTCTCGGCCGATGTGCTGCGGGGCCGGCTCTGGGATGCCTTCGCGCGGCAGGGACGCGCGGCCCCGCCGACGCTGCCCGCCAACCCGGCTGCCGGTCCGGCTGCCCAGGACCCGGAGATCGTCCGCGACGCCATGGCCGAGGCGCTGGCCGTGCGCGCCATGCCCGGCTACCAGCCGACCGGTGCCGCCGCCACACGCCACACCGAGTTCCTCGGCTGGCGTCCCTCGGACATGATGCGGGAACTGCTGACGTTGCGCGGCGAGCGCCAGGTTCCGCGCGATCCCGTCCGCCTCGCCGAGCGTGCCTTCAACACCACCAGCGACTTCCCGGCCCTGCTCTCGGCCGCGGCCAACAAGATGCTTCTCGCCGCCTACGCGCCGGCCGCACCTACCTACCGCCAGGTCTTCCTGCGCCGCGACTTCCGCGACTTCAAGCCGCACCGCCACCTGCGCATCGGCGACTTCCCGGTGCTCCAGCCGCTGCTGGAGAACGGCGAGATCCAGGCTGGCACCATGTCCGAGAGCCAGGAGATCGTCCTGCTACAGACCTTCGCCCGGCGCATCCGCGTGACCCGGCAGATGCTGGTGAACGACGACCTCGGCGCCTTCACCGACTTCGCCGCGATGATCGGCCGCCGCGTCGCCGACTTCGAGAATGCCACCGCCTATGGGCTGATGAACCTGGCCAATGGTGACGGCCCGACCCTGCTGACCGGCAATGCCCCGGTGTTCGCCACCGCGGCAGCGCGGGCCAACAAGGCGGCCTCCGGCACGGCGCTGGATGAGACCAATATCGGCAAGGGGCGCGAGGCGATCATGAAGCAGCGCTCGCTCGACGGGCTGCCGATCGCGCTCGGCCGCAGCATGCGCGTGCTGGTCGGTCCTTCGCTGGAACTCTCCGCCCTGAAACTCACGGCGGCGATCACCCCGGGCAGTTCGGGCAACGTGAACCCCTATGTCGGGCTGCTGCAGCCGGTGGTCGAGCCGCTGATCCCGGCCAACCGCTGGTATCTGTTCGCCGAGCCGCCGACGACACCGGTCTATGTCTACGGCTACCTCAATGGCGCCGAGGGGCCGCAGGTCACCACGGGCCCAGTGTCCGGGGTCGACGGCGTCGAGGTGTCGGTGATCTTCGACTTTGGCGTCGGCGCCATCGACTGGCGCGGTGCCTGGTTCAACCCGGGAACCTGATGCCGGGCTGATCCAGCCCGCCTGATCCTTCTCTCCATCCTCATCGTCTCGCGAACGGGCGGCCTTCGGGTCGCCCGTCGCGTTTCTGGAGCTCCACAGCATGAAGAACTTCGTCCAGCCGGGCCTCTCGGTTCCGCTGCCCATGCCCTACGACCGCACCTCCGGCCAGGGCGTGCTGGTCGGCGCTCTTTTCGGTGTCGTCGCCGTCGATGCGCTCTCCGGCGTATCCGCCGAGGTGGCGGTGAACGGCGTGTTCGACATCACCAAGGAGGCGCCGCTGGTGATCGCGGTCGGTGCACGGGTGTTCTGGGACAACACCAACAAACGGGTCACCACCACCGCCACCGGCAACGTCGCCATCGGCCATGCCGTCGTGGCCGCAGCCTCCGCCGACACCACGGTCCGGGTCCGTCTCTCCGGCTCCACTGCGGCCGGCACCTGATGCCGCTTCACCCCAGGAACCCCGCCATGACCTATCTGATCGCCCGCTTCCGCGAGGCCAGCACCTATGGTGCGCTCACCGGCGTGCTGGCCGCCCTCGGCCTGCATCTCGATCCCGGCGTGATGCAGAACATCACCCTGATCGGAACCGGCATCGCCGGTCTTCTTGGCGTCCTGCTTCGCGACCGGGGCGCCAGCGCATGATGACGCCGCGCGACAAGGCCCGGCTCGCCGGCGTGCACCCCGATCTGGTGGCGGTGGTCGAGGCGGCACGGCAGCAAGTGCCCTTCATCGTGGTGGAGGGGATGCGCACCCGCGAGCGCCAGGCGCAGCTGGTCAAGTCCGGCGCCAGCCGCACCATGGACAGCCGGCACTTGACCGGCCACGCCGTCGATCTCGCCCCGACCGTCGATGGCGAGGTGCGGTGGGATTGGCCGCTGTTTTACCCGATGGCCAAGGCGGTGAAGGACGCGGCGAAGGCCCGTGGCGTTGCCTTGGTCTGGGGCGGCGACTGGCCCCGCTTCCGCGACGGCCCGCACTTCGAGCTCAACCGCGATGCCTATCCGGCGGGGACCGTCTGATGTCGGCCTTCGCCGCGGCACTGGCCGCTGTGCATGCCGACACGAACATCGGCACCCCTGCTGATTTCCGCCGGCCACCCGGTCCATGGGTGCCAGCCCGGATGGTGCTGTCCAGGCCGACCGACACCATCGGCGGGCTGGCCGGCCTCGGCACCCGGGCTGGCAGCCTGACCGCTACCATCCTCGCCGGGGACATCGCGCCGTTGGAGCCGCAGCGCGGCGACGAGGTGCGGATTGGCACCGCAGTGCACCGCGTCGAGGACGCCGAGCGCGATCCTCTCGGCCTGTCCTGGCGCCTGATCCTAGCGGAGACCTGACCATGCCGATACCGATCCGCGAGGCCGCACTGGCGGCGATCGCCGAACGCCTGACCGCCGAACTGCCTGGCGTCGTGCTGGAACGTGCGCGCCGTGCCCCGGTGGACACCAACAAGGAGCCGCTACCGTGCCTGGTGCTCACCGGCACCGATTGGGAGGCGGACGAGACCGCCGAACCCGGCAGCACCCACTACGGCCTCGGCTTCGCCGTGGCCGGCTACGTACGGGACGCGACGGACCTCGGCGTGGAGCAGGGACTGTCGGATCTGCACGCCTCGCTGATCGCCGCCCTCGCCGGCTGGACGCCTGCCCTTGATGGCCTCGGCGAGGTCTCCGAGCAGGGTGCCGAGTTCCGGCTCTACGACACCGACGAGAGCGCCAAGCCTGCCGGCGAGGTCCTGGCCCGCTTCACCATGCTCGCCATCGCGCCGCTGGGCTCTCCCTACCTCCCCTGAGCCGCGGCTCTCCCATAACAACCGGCGATGCCCGCTCTCACTGGTGCAAGTGCACCAGCTGCCGCGGGCTTGCCGAAACCTGAAAGGTTTCGTCAGTGAGCACTAACCTCGTGCGCATGAAGTTCGCCGCCGTTGCGGCCAAGATCGAGGTGGCACCCGGCACCGACGCCATCGGCGGCACCCCCGCGGCCGCGGACTGGATCGCGTCCGAGATGGAGGTCCAGTTCGACCCCACCATCATCGAACTGCCCGAGCTGACTGGCTCACTCGACAAGGCCTCCGCGGTGGTCGGCGGCCTTAAGCCGCGCCTGCGCCTGCGCATGCCCCTGCGCGGGTCCGGTGCCGCCGGCACCGCGCCGGACTTCGGCAAGCTGCTGCGCTGCTGCACCTTCTCCGAACTGGTGACCGCCTCGGCGATCGGCGCACCCACCGCGGCCACCGCCGGCACCACGACGACGGTCACCGCCGCGACACCCTTCGGCACCACCGCCCAGCAGTATCGGGGCATGCCGCTCATCGTCACCGGCATTGCCGCTGGCACCACCGGGATCGTCGACTATACCGCGGCGCGGGTCATCACCACGGGCGATACCGCCGGGACGGCCTACACCACCGGCAGCCTGCTGCAGATCCCGATCAACGTCCTCTACAGCCCGACCTCGGACGAGAGCGTCTACAAGACCGCGACGATCTACTTCTACGCCGACGGCCTGCTCTGGACCTTCACCGGGGCGCTGGGCACCGCCTCGCTCGAGCTCACCACCGGGGGCATCGGCTTCATCACCTTCGAGATGCGCGCCCAGTTCGCCAGCAAGACCGCCACCGCCGTGCCGGCCGGTGCCGCCGCCGTGCTGCGTCCGACGCCGCCCCGCTTCGTCGGCGGAAAGTGCCAGTTCAACAAGGCACTGGCCCAGGTGCGGACGCTCACCATCAATGCCGGCGTCAATGTCATCCTGCCGGACGATCCCGAGAGTGCCGAGGGGTATGGCGCCGCCCTGCCGATCGAGCGCGACGTCGCCGGAAACCTCGATCCCTACATGAACACCACCAACTCGGTGGCGCTGTTCAACGCCTTCCGGGCGGGGACATCGATGTCGCTGATGGCGATCATCGGCAGCACGCCTGGCAACCGCTTCGTGGCCATCGTGCCCAACGCCAAGGCGATCGGCATGGACCCAGGCCAGCGTGACGGACTCGGCCAGCACGGCATCGGCTTCCAGGGCGATGGCGCCGACAGCGCCTTCTACCTGGCCCAGTTCTGACCCCTCCACCAGGAGCCCCATCATGGATAGCATGACCGCCCCGCCGGTGTTCTCGGCGCACGACCTCGTGGCCTTCACCCCGCCGGGCAGCCCGCGCACCTATCGCCTGGCGCCGCTCACCTATCGCGAGCGCATCGCCTTCCGCGCCGCGCTCGCCAGGGAGGCCGGCATGCGCCCCTCGCCCCAGGACGTCAGCAATGGCCTGCGTGCTGCGCTCCGTGAGATCGGTCCGGCCAACCTCGACGAGGCCCTCGCCGTCGTGGACGAGGCCGACGCCGCCCGTGAAGCCGTGGACGCCACGCCGGATGATGCGGCGCTCAAGACCAAGCTGGCCGAGGCACAGGCGCGGCTGGCCGTGATCATCACCGCCTGCATGGACGTGCCGGTCTATGCCGAACTGCGTGCGGCCGGCGAGCGCTGGACCGGCATGGCACCGTGGGTGGCATGCCGGCATGCGCTGCGCGGCTGGGATGGTCCCGGGCTGCCCGCCTTTCGGCGAGACAAGGGACTGGTGCCCGAGGAGCTGCTCGATGCGCTGCCGGCAAGCGAGGTCACAGCCATGGGCTGGCGAGCCTTCCTGCTGGTGTCGTTGGACCGGAGTGCGGAGGGAAACTCCGCGGCGCCCTCGCCGTCGCCCGAGACCCCGACGCCTTCGCCGGAGGGTTGACGCCGGAGGACGGCTCCGACTGGATGGTCGCGGGCGAGCCGTGGCCGGGTGGCAACCCAAGGCTGACGGTGGCCGCGGCCTGGCATGACGTTGTCCGGCTCTGGGCGGCCTGCCGCGATCCCGAGGGCGGCATCTCGCATTGGCCGGATGCCGGAGGCGTCGGCGACCAGGCAGCATGGCTCGTTGATGTCTTTGCCACCCTGGGCACGATCTACGCCAAGATGGTCGAGAGCGAGGCGCGGCTCCGGGGCCAGTCGGTCAGCGCGTGAGGGCGCCGTAGGTCTCGGGACGGCGATGCTCGTCGAACTTCCACGTCGCCTTCACCTCGCGGACGACATCGAGGTCGATATCGGCCACCACCAACGCATCGCGATCGTCCGGTCCCTGGGCCAGGATGCGGCCACGCGGATCCGCCACATAGCTCGACCCGTAGAACTCGCCGATCGCCCAGGGTTCCTCGACACCGACGCGGTTGATGGCACCGACGTAGAAACCATTGGCAACCGCGGCCGCCGGTTGTTCCAGGGTCCAGAGGTGCTGGCTCAACCCCTTCCAGGTTGCCGAGGGATTCACGACATACTCGGCACCCGCCAGACCGAGGGCACGCCAGCCTTCGGGGAAGTGGCGGTCGTAGCAAATGTAGACGCCCAGCTTCAGGTAGCGCGTCTGGAACACCGGGAACCCTGTGGTCCCTGGCTCGAACCAGAAGCGCTCGGTGCCGCGCTCCTCATTGCCGATCATCGTGTGCAGGTGGCTGCCGATGGTCGGGATATGGGTTTTCTCGTAGGTGCCCAGGACCGAGCCATCGGCGTCGATCACCACCGCAGTGTTGGTCTTGCGGCCATCATCGTGGCGCCGGTAGAGCGGCACCACGATCACCATGCTGTGCTTGCGGGCAAGCTGGCACATCAACTGCGTGGTCGGCCCCTCCGGCACCCGTTCCGCCGCTTCCAGCCAGCGTGGCTCGGCCACGGGGCAGAAGTAGGGGGAATTGAACACCTCCTGGAAGCAGATCACCTGCACGCCCTGCTCCGCCGCCTGGCGCACCTGTTCGGCGTGGGCGGCATTCATCGCGTCGCGGATCTCTGCGACCGGCGCCGAAGTCGGTGCCTTCAGCGCCATCTGGACCAAACCAACACGCACCACGCTCATCTGCCCACTCCCCAGGTCGCTTCCATGCGGCGGTCGGGACCGATCCGAGCCGAGCCCCAGGACGCAGCGTAGCCACGCAACCCGGGCATCGGCCAGCACAAGCGTGGGAGCATCTCCAGGAACCACTCCATGTTCGTCCGCGCTGCCGTGTTTGGCCGCCTGCGTGAGGCGATGCAGGCCGAGGTGCGTGCGGTGGCAGGTGGCCTGCGCCGTGCCGTCGCCGCGACCGGCCGCGAGGTACAGTCCGAGTTGCGGGCGCAGGCGCGATCGGCCGGCTTCAAGGATGGCGGCCGCAGCATCGCCAATGCCTGGCGCCTGAACCTCTATCCGGCCGCAGGGACGGCACCCACGACCTTCAAGCCGGCGGCGCTGGTCTGGTCGCGCATGCCGACCGTCGTCACCGCCTTCGATCGTGGCGCCACCATCGTCGCCCGCGGCCGCACCTACATGGCCATCCCCACCGGCTACAACGCCATCGGCGGCCGCAGGGCGGGCCGGCGTGGCGGGCTGCGCATCACCCCGGCCCAGATGATCCAGGCGGGGCGTCGCGGCGCGGCTTTCGTGCTGCCCAGCCGGTCGCGTCCTGGCACCGCGCTGTGGTGCCTGCACGTGGCCGCCGCCACCGGCACCTCGCGTCGCACCCGCAACCGGCTGCGGCTCTTCGTCGGCAGCGGCACCGAGGTGCTGACCGGGCACCGCAAGGGCCAGGCCCAGCGCCGCCAGGAGATCCTGGCCCAGGGCTTCGTGCCGATGTTTCTGCTGCTCAAGCGAGTGACCCTGCGCAAGCGGTTGGACGTCGCCGGCGTCCGACGGCGCGTGCCGAGCCTGTTGGCCCGCAACACCATCCTGGAACTTCGCGGTCGGGAGGCGTCTCGATGAGCGGTAGCGTCGCCCGCACCGTCGGCATCCGCGTCTCCACTGAGGGCGCCGACCGTGCCCGCCGCGAGCTCGAGCAGTTCGGCACCGCCGGTGAGGCGGCGTTGCGCCGCGTCGAGGTCGCCTCGGCCGCGGCTTCGCCTGGGTTGCAGCGCTTGGCCGGCGCGTCGGACATTGCCACCCGCGCCTTCCAGGGCATGGGCGGGAGCCTTGGCACTGTCGGGAGCACGTTTGCCGGCGTCTCCGTCGCCGCGGGTGGGCTGACCGCCGGGATCGTGGCGATGGGCGCCGCCGCGGTCGCCGCCGGGGTCCAGATCGCCAAGGCCGGCGACACCGCCACGGCCGTGCTGGCCCGCCTGGCCAGTGCTACAGGGTCTGCCTCCGCGGCCGAGCGCGCCTTCGAGGGGCTCTTCCGGCTCTCACAGCAGACCGGCATCGCGGTCGCCGACAGTGCCGGCGCCTTTGCCCGCTTCGCCGTCGCAGCCAAGGAGGTCGGTGCCACCAACGACCAGGTGCTCAAGCTGGTCGGCGGCCTGCAGAAGGCTGGCATCGTCGCCGGGGCCTCGGCCGAGGAGACCGGCGCCGCCACCCAGCAATTGGCCCAGGCGCTGGCCTCCGGCGTGCTGCAGGGCGACGAGCTCCGCTCCCTGCTGGAGAACATGCCGCAGCTGGCCCAAGCGCTGGCCCGCGAACTGGGCGTCGGCATCGGCCAGCTGCGGCAGATGGGCAGCGAGGGCAAGCTCACCGCCGACCGTGTCCTGCCGGCGTTGATCGCCGCCGGAGAGAAGCTCGCCGCCGAGTTCGACAAGCTGCCGCCAACTATGGGCCGCGCCTTCGGCGTGCTCGGCGCGGCGATGGACAACTTCGCCAGCCAGCTCGACAAGGCACTCGGCCTTTCCCAGGCCATCGCCAAGGCGGCCATGGAGGCGGCCGCCGCGGTCAACGCCGTGCAACGCTATGTCGCCCCCACCGACCGCCAGGCAGCAGAGAACGATGTCGCCCGCACCCGTGCCCGGTTGGAAGGCCTGCGCGCGGCCCCTGCGATGGACGATGGTTCCGACCCGGCCCGTGGCTACTCCCCGGTCCAGCGTGCCCAGTTGCAGGCCGCCGCCACAGCCCGGCAAACCGCCCTGCGCCAGGCGGAGAGCGAGTATCGAGCCGCCAATGATCGCCTGGCCGAGATCGAGCGCGAGGGCCAACGCGAGCGCTTCGGCGACTTCGTCACCGCCCAGGCCAAGGCCGCCGATGCAGCCCGTGTCCGTGCCGCCCAGGACGTGCGCGAGGTTGTCGAGGCCAACGACAAGAAGCTCAAGGCAACCCGCGAATACCAGGAGCAACTGCAGAAGATCGCCCGCGCCGAGGCCGCCGGCGTCACCACCCTGCCGGGTGGCGCAGCCTTCGATGCCACCCGTGCGCGGGCAGATGCACTGCGCGAGTACCAGGACAAGCTGGCCAAGGCCAATGAGGAGGGCCAGAAGGCCACCAAGCTGGCCGACGAGCAGGCGGCCAAGGTCGGCAAGGTCTCCGAGGCCCTGGCCATCGAGCTCGACCGGCAGACCCGGCTGGCCGACGCACAGCGCCAGGGGACCGGCGCGATCCAGGCTCTCAACACGGAACTGGAGATTGAACGCCAGCTGCGCGAGGCCGGCATCCCGCCGATCGAGAAGCGCACCGTCGCCCAGCAGCGCGAAGCCGACGCTATCGAGAAGACGGTACGCCAGATCGAGGCGCAGCGTGCCGCAGTGAAGTCCGCCCAGGACGATCAGAAGAAACTCGACGACGCCCGGCGCGAGCAAGAGCAGCAGGTCAAATCCACCACCGATGATGTGGTGCACTATGCCGGCGATCGCTTCGCCGACCTGTTCTCCCGCACTGGCCGCGGCTGGGCCGGTTTGATGGACGATCTCTACCGCCTAGCGGTGTCGACTTTTGCCCGCATCGCGGCGGAGGCGATGATCCGGCCGATCGTCACGCCGATCGTCCAGGGTATCTTTGGCGGTGGGATCGGCGGTATCGCCGGTGTGGGTGGGACATCAGGCGGCACGTCGCTCCTCGGCCTGCTCGGCCTTGGCAACCTCGGCGAGACGCTGGGGCTGACGGGCCCCGGTGGTCTGCTCTCCAGCATCGGCTCCGGCCTTGGCCTCACCGGTGCCGGCGGGTTGTTGGGGGCGACCGCCATCACCGGCTGGGGCACCTCCACCAGTGCCGCGCTGGGCGCCATGGGGGGCGCCTATGGTCCGGCGTCGCTCGCCCAGTTGCAGGCCTTTGGTGGCGGTGGGCTGTTCGGTGGTACCGGAGCCACCTTCGGGTCGCTGCTCGGCGGCGCGGGGGCCGGCTTCGGGGCCGGCATGCTGCTCAACGGCCTGCTCGGCGGCAACCAGACCGGCGGCATGGTGGGCTCCGGTATCGGCGCCGCCGCGGGCGCCGCGCTGGGCAGCATCATCCCTGGGATCGGCACGCTGCTCGGGGGCATCCTTGGTGGGGCCGCCGGCGGCGGGCTCGGGGGACTGTTCGGCCCCGGCGAGAGCGTGCGCGGCTTCGGGCTTCGGTTGCAGAGCGCCGGCTGGGGACCAGACGCGACGCCCTCGAACGCCATGGCTGACCAGCTGCTACCGATCGACTACCGCTACTACAACGACAGCGGCAAGACGGTCTTCGCGCAGGCGGAGCAGGTCGTCGCCGCCACCAACGCCTACCTGGCCCAGCGGGGCCTGCAGGTGGGTGGTGTCAGCGTCATCGGTGGCAACAAGAATGGCGCCGACTATTCCTGGGCGGACGCCGGCTCGGTCGAGGAGGCGTACACAAGGCTGCGCTTCGCCTCGCGCGACAATGCGGACCTCACCCGCTCGCTGCAGGGCAAGACCTTCTCCGGCGTGGACAAGCTGGCGCAATGGGTCGACGGCTTCCTCGCTGCGCAGGCCGAGATCGACAAGCTCGGCACGGCGCCGCTGGCGGCCTTCACGCAGCAGGTCGAGGCGATCAACGCTGCCTTCGACAAGGCGATCGAGACCGCCCGTACGTACGGGCTCGCCGAGGATAAGCTCAACACGGAGCGGGCGCGGCAGATCGCGGCACTGGAAGCCCAGCGCGCGGAGACGCTGCGTCAGGGCGAGGTGGCACTGGCGATCCGTCGCCTGACCGCCGAGGGCAACAGCGAGGCCGCCGACCTGGCCAGGCAGACCGAGGCGGCCCGGCAGGAGACGCAGGCCTTCACCGAGCAGCTCGAGGCGCTCGCCATCGCCGCGGCCGAGAAGTCCCGCCTTCTCGTCGAACTGGAGGAGACCCAGGCCGCCGAGCGGGCAGCGATCATAGAACGCTATGCCGACCAGGCACGGGATGCGCTGCTGCGCACCGGCGGGTCTATCCGCGCCTATCTCGACAACCTGCGTGCTGGTGCAAGCGGTGGCGCGTCGCCGACCGATCGCCTCGTCGAGGCACAGAACGCCTTTGGGCGGGACCTGGCGCTGGCGCGCGGTGGGGATGCCGATGCCCTGGCCCGGATCACGCAGACCGCGGACACGCTGCTTACCGCCAGCCGGGCGATGGACGCCTCGGGGGCCGACTTTCAGGCTCTGCGGCAGTTCGTCATCTCCAGCCTGGAGAACCTGCCGGCCACCCAGTCCTACGACGCGCAAATCCTCGCCGCCCTGCAGCGCCTCGGCGGCTCGGTGAATGTGCAGGTCGGTGTCGAGGTCATCCGCGTCATCACCGAGGCGCTGAACGCCCTGCCGGACGCCGACCGGACGCGGTTGGTGCAGAGCGCCACCGTGCTGCGTACCGTCGAGGAACGGATGGGCCGGTTGCTGTCTGACGTCGAGGTCGACGCCCTGGTGCAGGGCGCCGTCATCCGTCGCGACGTCGAGCAATCGATGCAGCGCGACCTCTCCGTCGCCGAGCGTGCCGGGCTGGTGCAGGCCGCGGACATCACCCGGGCCATCCAGCAGGCCATGGCGCGCGACCTGTCGCCCGCAGAGCGGGCCGGGCTGCTGTGGGACGCCGACATCACTCGCGCCGTCCAGCAGGCGATGGGACGCGACCTGTCCGCGGCTGAGCGTGCGAGGCTCGTGCAGGCCAGCGAGGTCCTGCGTAGCATCGAGCAGACGATCGGGCGGAACCTCTCTGACGTCGAGCGTGACACCCTGGTGCAGGGCGCCAGCGTCGAACGGGTGATCGAGCAGGCCATCGGACGCGACCTCTCCGTCGAGGAGCGTGCCGGGCTGGTCCAGGCCGCCAGTGTCATCCGCACCGTGGAGCAGCAGCTGGGCCGGCAGCTCACTGCCGCCGAGCGGGCGCTGGTCTACGAGAGCACCACCGTGGTGCGCGGGATCAGCCAGACCATCTTCCCCGCCACCGGCACCATCATCGTGCCGGAGAATGAGGCGGTACTGCGCGGCATCTTCCAGCAGGTGCTCGCGGCGACCGGGGCGCAACTTCTGACCGACGAGAGCATCACCCGCATCATCCGCCAGGCGGTCGAGACCACAGAGACCATCCAGATCAGCCGCTCGATCGACGACAAGCTGTCCGGACTGCTCACCACGGCCAACGCCATCCTGGCCACCATGCGCGACGACATCGCCGCCACGCGGGGCTTCACCAACCAGGTGGTGCAGAACACCCAGACGCTGATCGACGGTCGCCCCGGCGATGGCGGCGAAGGTGGTGCCTTCGCCTTCGGTGGCGTGTTTGCCGGCGGCAATGTGATCCCCTTCGCGCGGGGCGGTGTGCCCGACCTGGTGCACCAGCCGACCATGGCGCCCATGGCGTTGTTCGGCGAGGCCGGTCCCGAGGCGATCATGCCGCTGCGCCGTGGCAGCGATGGCCGGCTCGGTGTGCAGGCCCGTGTCCCGGCACTCGATCTCGGAGCACTGGTCGCCGCCATCGATCGCCTGGAGCGCGCTATACGCGAGGTCGGCGCCCTGCAGGCCAGCGAGACGCGCGCCGGTGTGGCCTCTGTCGTCGACGAACTGCAGCGGGTCACCGCCCCGCTCCGCCGCCTCGCGCAGGCCAGCTGAGTCGGACAGCTCGCCAGCGACACACGCACCAACGTCCATCCCACACTCCTGGAGCCCAGCATGGCGGACGGTCTCGTCACCCTGGTGGAGGCGACGGCCTACGATCCGTCCGTCTCCAACAAGCTGATCCGCTCCGAGGAACTGGACAACGCCGGCTGGGGCAAGAGCGGCGCCACCATCACGGCCAATGCCACCCTCGCCCCAGACGGCACCGGCACCGCCGACACCATCGTCGAGACCGCCACGAACGCCTTCCACGTCGTCTCGCAATACGTGAGCGGCATCACTGCCGGCGTACCGGTCATGGCTTCGGGACACCTCAAGGCCGCCGGCCGCAGCCGCGTGCGCATCCAGACCGATACCAGCCCCAACAACGGCACCGCCGACTTCGACCTCGCCACCGGCACCATCTCCGGCACCACCGGCATCGCCTCCGCCCCACGCCTCATCCCGCTCGGCGATGGCTGGTGGCGTTTTGCCGTGCTCTGGACCCCGACCGGCTCCGTCGCCCTCGGCATCAAGCTGATCCTCGCCGCTGGGTCCTTCGGCATCGCCTATGCCGGCGACGGTATCTCCGGCATGCACGCCTGGGGGTTCATGCTCGACCCCTCCGGGCAGCTCAACGACTACATCCGCACGACCGGCGTCGCCGGGCCCGGCATCCGCATGCTGCGCTTTGCCAGTGGCCGCGGCCGCACGACTGGTCCCGCCGACACGCCGCCGCACGTGCACTTCGAGCCGCGGTTGCAGCAGCCGGTCAACTTCAGCCGCACCCTGTTCAGCAATGCCCGCGTCACTGGCGGTGCCTCGATCGGTGCCGGCGAGATCGTGCTCAACAACACCGACCAGGCCCTGGCCTCCTTGCGCACCCTTGGCCTCGACGGTCGCGACATCACCGTCCGCGTCGGCGCCCAGGACGCGCCGTACCCCAGCGGCTTCACCACCTTCCTGACCGGCACTGCCGAGCAGGTGGAGATTGGCGCCCGCACGGCGACGATCCGCCTCCGCGACCGGCTTCAGCTGCTGTCCCTGCCGCTCCAGTCCAACCGCTACGCCGGGAGCAACGTGCTGCCCTCCGGGGCGGAGGGCACCGCTGACGACATCAAGGGCCAGCCCAAGCCACTGCTCTATGGCCGGCGCTACCAGGTGCCGCCGGTGCTGGTGAACACTGCCAAGCTCACCTACCAGCTGCATGACGGGCCGATGCAGGCGGTCGACGGCGTCTACGACATGGGCGTCGCGCTCACCGCCGGCGCCGACTTCGCCAACCTTGCCGCCCTCGAAGCGGCCACCCCGGGCGCCGGCACCTACATCACCTGCTTGGCGCTCGGCTTGTTCCGCCTGGGTGCCGCACCAGCTGGACGGGTCACAGCCGATGCTCGCGGCGATAGCACAGGCGGCTATGTCGGCAAGGCCGGGGAGATCACCCAGCGCATCCTGACCGGTCGCTGCGGCGTCGCAGTCGGCGATCTGGATGCGGCGTCCTTCACCGCACTGAACACCACGGCTCCTGGGGAATGCGGTGTGTTCCTGACCGGCGAGACGAACCGACAGCAGGCGATCGACCTGCTGCTCGCCTCCGTCGGCGCTTGGCTGGCGCCGACGCGGACAGGGACATGGCAGGTGGGACAATTGGCCGCCCCGTCCGGGTCGCCGGTTGCCACTCTGACCGATGTCGAGATCCTGTCGCTCGACAGCCGCGCCACCAATGACGACACGCGCGGGGTGCCGGTCTGGCGAGTCACCGTTCGCTACAAGCCCTACAGCCAGGCGTCCGCTGCCGATATCGCCGGCAGCGTATCCGCAGCCCGCTGCGCAGAACTGCTCCAGACCTGGCGCGACACCACCGCCAGCGATGCCACCATCCAGACCAAGCACCTCCTGGCCCAAGAACTGATTCGCGAGACGGCTTTGACCACTGCCGGCGACGCGGCCACCGAAGCGGCCCGGCTGCTCGCCCTGCACGGCGTGCGGCGGGACTTCGTCCAGGCCGAAGTCTGGCTGTCCGAGAGCGCGGCCGCCCTCGACCTAGGCCAGGTCGTGCGCCTCGTCACGCCGCGCCTAGGCTACGGGCCCAGGCGGGACTTCGTGGTGGTCGGCATCGCGCTGGATGGTCGCCGCCAGCGCCTGACCCTCGACTTGTGGGGATGACCTCAGGCGATCCCCAGCAGACGCTCAGCCGTCCCACCCAAGATCGCAGCCCGCTGCTCGTCTGTCAGGTCGGGCGTTTTCATCACCAGGTCCACCTCGGTGCTGGTCCAGGGGAACGGATAGTCGGTGCCCATCACCACGTGCTCGGCGCCGACCTCGGCGATCAGGTGCCGCAGCGCCTCCGGCGTGAACACGATCGTGTCGAAGAACAGCTGGCCATCCCTGAGGTAGGCGGTGGGCGGCTTCTTCGGCAGCGGACCGACCCGATGGGGAAAGGTGCGGATCACTGCATCGGACCGATTGGCATAGGAGGGCAGGTATCCGCCGCCATGTGCGGCGCAAATGCGCAGGCCGGGATAGCGATCGAGCGTGCCCTCAAAGATCAGATGCGACAGCGCGATCGTCGTCTCCAGCGGGTTGCCGATCGTGTTCGACAGCAGCCCATTGCCCTTCAGACGGCCGGAGGCATCGAGTTCCCGCGTCCCCTGGGGGTGCAGGAAGACCAGCGCGCCCAGCTCGTCGCACTTAGCCCAGAACGGGTTGAATTTCGGGTCCGCCAGTTCCAACCCTTCGACACTGCCGCCGACACCCACGCCGCGGAAGCCGAGCTTCTTCACCGCGTGCTCCACCTGCTCGGCGGCAAGCTCCGGATGCTGCAGGGCCACAGTGGCAAAGGCGGTGAACCACTCCGGGTTGGCATCCCGAAACCCTGCCAGGGCCTCATTCTGGATACGGATAATCTCCGCAGCCGCATCGCGCTCGGTGGCATACCACCAGGGATTGATCGACAGGACCTCCATGTCGATGCCCTGCGCATCCATGGCCGCGACGCGGCTGGACGTATCGGACAGCAGCAGATCGCGAGCGTCTATGCGCCGGCCAAGCACCGCATGGGCTTCGGGCACTTCGCAGTGGGCATGGATATCGATGGTCCGCACGCGGCGGCCACCGATCATCACCTCGCGGCGACGCGGTTGGCTGTGCCCCTGGCGGTGGCCTTCCGCTGCGCGGGTGAATGCGCAGCCGCAGAACATGATGCCTGCCATGTCGACGTCCTCCAGTTTCGCCGACTCTCGCCCAGCGCCTGCAACGGTTCAATGGCTGCCGCAGCGCCCATCATCAGAAGCGCTCCAGCGATTGAGCGCCCCGTCGCCAACTTGCCCAGCCGACAGACGCTCGCGCCGGAACCAGCAATGCAGGGCGGACCCAACACGAGAGGACTGAACGGAGATGGCAAAGCTCCAGCTCTCCCTCGCCAACGTCGCGGACGGCGGGACGCTTTCCGGCGGCCTCTGGCTCGGCACCGCGCCGCTGGCCAACCTGCAACAGCGCTTGCTGTCCAAGGTCGCTCGCTCCGTCGACCTGCTCGCCACTAGCACGCGCCTTGATGTCGACCTCGGCACCGCCAGCACCATCGTGCGCTTCGTGGGCCTCGCCCGGCACAACCTCACCACGGCGGCGACCTATCGCATCACCGCCGGCACCACGGTCGGTGGGACGGACCTCTACGACAGCACCACCCTGCCGGTCTGGCCCGCCGTCTATCTCCCCGAGGACCTCGAATGGGAGGATGACAACTGGTGGGAGGGGCAGATCACTGCCGCTGAGGCCGAAGGCTACCCCATCGCCCTGGAACACGACGTCGGCAGCAACATCCGTGCCCGCTATTGGCGCATCGCCTTCTCTGACCTCACCAACCCGGCTGGCTACGTCGAGCTCGCCCGCCTGTGGATGGGTCCGCTCTGGTCGCCACAGCGCAACCTCAGCTACGGCGCCGGCCTCACCTGGGAAGCGCGGTCCATCGCCGAATACTCCCTCGGCGGCGTGCTGTTCAGCGAGCCGCGCCCACCCGCCCGCGTGCTGCGCCTCACCCTCAACGCCCTGAACGACGCCGAAGCCTACGGCACCATCCTCGATGCCCAGCGCCGTGTCGGCACCGACGGCGAGGTCTGGGTCATCCCCAATTGGGACGACGCCGCCCGGCGCTTCAAGCGGGACTTCCTCGCCCGCTTCCGCCGCTTCGATCCCATCGCCCAGGTCCACAACCGCCTGCACGAGACCAGCTTCGAACTGGAGGAGCGTCTATGAGTACGAATGATTGGGCATTGCTCCAGGCACTGACCGACCAGAGTTTTGCCAACGGCGCCTTCCGGCAGACCCTGCGCCCCGCCTTCAATGCCGTCGGCGCCACCGGACAGGATGCCGCCGCCTACGCCGAACTCGCCCTTGCCTATGCCACCGCCGGGGCGGGCAGTCTGGCTACGCAACTGGCTCTCGGCACGCCGGCCAATGGCGTCGGAAACGAGCCGATGGACCTGCCGCGCCTAGCCTATCTCGACAGCGGCGGCTTCCGGCCGTGGGACATGGCGCTGTCGCTTTATCCCAACACCCAGAACGCCACCTATCAGATCACCCCCCACGACGCCGGCAAGCTGCTGCTCTGCACCAACGGCACCCGCACCTGGACCCTGCCGGTGGCCACCGATGTCTGGCTAGGCTGGACCTGCCGGCTGCGCAACCGCAGTGGTGCCACCCTGACCCTGAACACCGGTGCCGCCACCGACGCCATCAACGGCGGCACCGCCGGCGTCGGCATCACGGTCGCCACCAGTTCCGCGATCCTCACCGTCGTCTGCACCGGCAGCGCATCCTTCGAGGTGGCATAACCATGTCCGTCGAACCCGCCATCAACTGGCAGTTCCACAAGGCGCCGGGGCTGATCGACCCGCGCGCCCGCTTCACCCGGACCGGGGCTGCCCGCAGTGTCGGGCGCACTGGCCTGCTTCGGGCCGTGCCGGCCAACACCGGCCGTTGGCAGCACCATCCCGTCACTGGCGTCTGTGAGGGGCTGCTGATCGAGCCACAGCGCACCAACCTACTGTTGCGCAGCGAGGAACTGGACACTGCTCCCTGGTCCGCGGCCAACCTGACCGTCACCCCCAATGCCACCACCGCCCCGGATGGCACCACGACGGCGGATACGCTCACCGCAACGGCCACCGGCGGCAAGCTGGCCCAAGCCGTCACCATCACCGCCGGGCGCGGCATTGCCTTCGTGGTGTTCGTCAAGGCAGCCGCGAGCGGCTTCGCGGTGCTGGAGCTGAGCGACGGCAGCAACACCATCCAAGTCTGGTTCAACCTGGTCAGCGGCGCCGTCGGAACCCACACCGCCGGTGCCGGCACGCTGCTCTACAGCGCCAAGACGATCGAGGCGCAGGGGGCCGGCTGGTATCGCTGCGCCATCGAGGCCACCAGCACGACGGTCACCGCGATCGCCGCGTCGATCGCGCCCGCTGCGGCCGACAGCACCCAGCCGGCCGCCACCAACAGCATCCATGCCTGGGGCGCGCACCTGGAGGCGGAGGCCACACTCACCAACCCCACCAGCTACATCCCCACCACCACGGCCTCCGTTACCCGCGGGGCCGACAACCTCTACCTCGACGTCGACACGCGCTGGTTCAACCCCAGCGAGGGGACGATGATCTTCGAGTATGTCAACCGGATCGTGCCGGGGCAGACCGGCGGCAGTGCGCTGGTCTATGGTGGCTTCGGACTGACCTTCAACGACACCTTCTACCTCTCGCGCTTCACCACCGGGCAGTTGGTTCTGAATACGCGGGCCGCCGGCACCGGTTATTCCGCCATCACCCGGCCGTTCGGCTTCGCCAACGCGGTGATCTTCCGCATGGCCATCGCCTGGGCGAACCTGGACGCAGCGTTCTGCCTCGATGGCGGCACGGTCAGCGGGCACGCACTATGCCCCTTGCCAGCCACGCCGGCGCGCATCGCCATTGGCGCGGCGCCCTGGTCGGAGCCGTCCTCGTCCTCGCTCGCCAACGCCACCTGCCGGGCGTTCCAGTACTTCCCGCGCCGGCTGTCCAATGCCCTGCTGCAGACGCTGACGGCCCCATAGGAGCTCCCGCCATGTGGATCACGACCTGCCACCGGTTCACCAGCCGGGCGGAGCTTCTCGCGGTGTGCCAGGCCGCAGGCTGGCCCTGTCCGCCGGGGCAGGATCCAGAGCCGCCGCCAGGTGTCGCGCTCGACATCCTAGGGCCGATCGTCAGCCCGCCAGAGATCGCTGCGGGCGGCGCGCCGATCCCAGGCGAGGTTCTCGATCCTCGTTACCACGTTAATCTCGCTTGGCATGGTCGCGAGATCGATCTGGCCTTCACGACGTCCTTGGTTGTGCCGGCGGCGCCGTCGCGCAGGTGGGACCTCACCTCAACTCCGATATCCCCACCGCCTGTGCCCACCAGCATTCCCGCCTGGAAGGGAAAAGCAGCACTACGGGAAGCAGGTTTGCTGGATGCCGTTGAGGCAGCCGTCGCGGCAATAGGCGGTCGTGTTGAGGACGCCTGGGCCGGCGCATCCGAATGGAGCCGAGACAGCGAATTTCTCGCATCGTTGGCCGAGGACCTCGGACTGACTGAACAGCAAATCAACAGCCTGTTCCGCGCGGCCGGAGCCATGCAGAGTTAAAGAGGCGCCAGCCCCCCAAGGCAGAGTCAACAGCAAAGGCCCGAACGGACGGCGCACCGAAAACGGGATGGAACCTGCCGAGCCCCGCCGCGAATGCGAGGGCCGACGGAGACGACATGGCCCCAGGCGCCAAGCCGGGCTACTGGGCAGTTGTCCCGGACGATGCAAGCAGCACCGCATTTGCGTCGGGATACCATGTGTGGCCAAACATGTGGACGACGGCATGCTATCCTTCGCGCCGAGTCGGGACGAAATGGAGAAGCTATCTTGGATGCTCCGCGGACAGCGTCATTCCGGATGCGGCAACGCCGACTTGCCTTGAAGTGGAATGAATTCTATTAAATAAATTTGGTGACGATGAATGAATTAGACAGAGCAGAACCAATGGTAAAGAGTCTTGGTGAAGATTACACGATCGTCGCTTTGGATAAATTTATCCAGGCTACCCGTGATTCCGGCTATAAGGGCACTGCAAGCGCTGTCGCAGAACTGATCGACAATTCCCTTCAAGCCGGAGCGACCGAAATCGCCGTATCTATCACTGTGGATGAGAATGCCGACGAAAATCCGTTGATCCTGTCTGTTGTTGATAATGGATCCGGAATGGATGCCCGAACACTGCGGACCGCGTTGCGCTTCGGCGGCAGTTCCCGGTTCAATGATCGGAGCGGTCTCGGGCGCTATGGTATGGGGTTGCCGAACAGTTCGCTCAGTCAGGCGAAGCGCGTCACGGTTCATACATGGCAATCACGCAGCGGCCAGGTTCTTAGTTCGTACCTCGACATCGATGAGATCGCCGCCGGTGCGCTCATCACGGTTCCGGATCCGAAAGTCGTGCCTAGACCAAAATTCGTCGGTGGTCACGAGAGTGGCACCGCGGTCACTTGGTCCCGCTGCGACCGTCTGGATAATCGCCGTATATCGACGCTCACCAGGCGCCTCCTGGTATCTCTAGGGCGCCGATTCCGGCATTTTCTTTGGGATGCGGTTTCGCTGAAGATCAACGGCGACATCGTCGAACCGATCGATCCGCTGTATCTGCATCCAAGCAGCCGATTCTCTGGCGCGACGCAATTCGGAGATGAACTGGCAATTGAAGTTGCCGCAAGACCTGACGACCGCGCGACAACTGGGGTGGTGTACATCCGATTTTCTGAACTTCCCGTCGAGACATGGTCGAGCCTCGGAAACGACGAAAAGCGCTTTCGGGGTATCTCGAAGGGCGCTGGCGTGTCGGTCGTAAGGGCGGGCCGGGAGGTTGACTACGGCTGGTTCTTCCTGAACGGCAAGCGGCGGGAAAACTACGATGACTGGTGGCGCTGTGAGGTGCGATTTGACCCGGTGCTGGACGAAGCCTTCGGGATCACGCACAGCAAGCAGCAGATCCGTCCGATGTCCCACCTCGTCGAAGCTATCGCGCCAGACATAGAAGCGATCGCGAGAGCGCTCAACGTCCGTGCACGGAAGGCGCACCTTGCTGTCAAAACTGCTGAACGGTTCAGTGCATCCGAAGGTCGGGCGCGCGAAAAGGACATTATGCTTCCTCCGCTGCCGCCGCGGCGCCGACCTCGTGACGAGAAGGTCCTGGGCGGACTGGGGAAGAGTCTGCCTCCCAGCACTGATGTGAGCGCTCCGCACCACAAGACAGAGTATCACATTCTTGCAAAGTCCCTCAGCGAGACGTTGTTTTTCAACTATGCCCGTGACGACGGAAGATTCGTGCTGGTCATCAATCCGGAGCACCCATTTTACAAGACCATATACAAACCCTTGCTTGATGCGGACACGCCGGCCGAGGCGGCCCTGCGAGGGCACCTCGATCTTTTGCTCCTCGCTATGGCGCGAACTGAGGCCCTCCTAGAGAAGGAGACGGACATCAAGTTCGCGGAGGCTATTCGGAAGGGGTGGAGCGATACACTAGCAACACTCCTCGACTCCTGACGGATGAGTATGAGTTCCCTTCGTGAGTGGTTTGTGCTTGCGCCTTCACTGCCTGAAGAGGACGGGGCGCACGCAGCTTTCCTCGCACACGCAAAGCGACTGTCAAGCCTTTCGCAGCCTCTCGACGAGGGGACAGTGGAACGCATTACAAGCGAGGCAATGCATAGCCTCGGCGTCCTCTCACGCTCAGCACCATTGCGCGCTGCGCTTCTAATCCTGACAGACCTTGCTCATCAGCAGTGGGTCATTCGCGTGACAGCAAGCGGATCCGTCGAGGTCAGCCGTCCTGAAGAACAGCGCCTCGACCCGCTGGCCGAGAAGGAGCGCGTCCGAAAGCAGGAGTTGGTGAAGCGCGACGAGCAGTTGCGCGAGCCATCGACCAGGCGGTTCGTCAGCGGGCTTGAAACGAGCTACCTCTACAAAGGCCGACGCGTCTCAATCTTTTCGCTGATGCGCGATGGCCGCGAACTCGCCGCTGGACTTCGGCGTATCCGGGCGTCAGATCGGCAGATAAGCGCCGCAAGCCTCAGTCAGATCATCGACCCGTATCTCCAGTTTGTCGATGATGGCGTCGCGTGCGAGCACACTGGCCTCGCCCTCCAGGACGTTTGGCGGTATTTCCGCCATACCTGGACTAATCAATACACAAGCACACCGGGGCGGACGATGGCCTTCCTCGTCCGCGATCGTGCGTGCGATTACCATCCGGTCATCGGCATCGGAGCGCTCGGCAGCCCGATCGTACAAATTCGCGAGCGAGACGCCTGGATCGGCTGGCACCCAGATGCTTTCCTCGATTTTGCAACCGAGGAAGGCTCGGCAGAGTTGGCTCATTGGCTGACCCTGACGGTCGATGCCAGTGTCAGCGAATGCTACGTTGAAGACTTCATCGAGGAGCAGTTGCTAACGCCGCGGGATTTCCGAGCCCCATCCATCGACGCCATCGCGCGACTCACCGCCTACGGCGAGTTGCAACGCGACCTGCACCATAGGCTGGCGCGCAGCAAGGAAATGAAGCGCAGCACGCGATCGAGCGCCGAAAGCGACGAGGCACACTGGCGTAGCCAGGCACAGTCACACCTGTATCGTAGTAAGCGGGCATTGGCGCTCGCGGATATGTTCCGCGTCAAGATCGCGCTCGCGAGGTTCTTGCCGGAGAACCCGACCGCGGACGACGTGCGTGCTATGCTGAAAGCTCCGGAGGGCCGACAGGCGGTCAAGACCGTGCTCCGGAAGGCTAAAGCCGCTCGCGTCGGAATCGCCATGGCCGACATTACGGTCTGCGGTGCAGTTGCACCTTACGGTCCCATTCTAGGTGGTAAGTTGATCTCCATGCTTGCTGCGAGCCCGGAAGTCATCGCAGCCTATCGGCATCGCTATGCCAACCAACAGAGCGAGATCGCGTCGTCAATCGCCGGCCGCCCGATCGTGCGTCCATCTCATCTTGTGTTTCTTGGAACGACATCGCTCTACGGCGTCGGCTCGAGTCAGTATAACCGCCTACGGATGCCAGCCGCTCAGCTGGGCGGCAGAGATAGCGAGCAACTGGCCTTCCTCGAACTTGGCCGGTCCGGCTCTTACGGAACGTCTCACTTCGGGTCCGCGACAGTCGAGGCGCTAGTCTCGCTCGTTCAGCAATCCCTCACCGGCCAGCGCGTGAACAGCATTTTTGGCGAGGGGGTAAGCCCGAAACTGCGGAAGATCCGAGATGGTCTGGACCGACTGAAACTGCCGACCGACGCGCTACTGATGCACGGCCGCCACCGCATCGTCTACGGCGTGCCGCTTATCCGGAACCTCCGCGAGTATCTGCTCGGGATGGACAGGGAGCCGGATTACCTCTTCGACTTAAGTGATCCGAAAGCGGGAACGCGCGCTGTCGTGTCCTGGTGGATGGAGAGGTGGCTCGTCGCTCGCCTTCAGAGCGACAACGCACTGCGGAAGGTGGCAAGCCACTCGCTTGTCCGTCCAATTCGACATGGAGCCCGAGTCGTGCTCCCCCCGGAGGACCCAAACCAGACGTCGCTTTTCGACGATCTATCGCAATTCAACTGACCCTAAGGGGATCTGTGGGCGGCCTGCACCGCACCGATCGCCTCCCGGCGGTCATGCAGAAGCCGACGTCGAAACGTAGGCTGTCAGCCCATGATCACTGGGCGTCTAACCAGTTCATCTGATCTGCGACACGAAAGGATCGCCGGGCCGCGATAGCACCTCCCTGGAGCAATGGATTTGCTTGCCAACCGAATACAGCGTGTTAAGCTCCTGCACGCCCTTACAGGGGTCCAGAAGGCGCTTAGGTGGGTTTTCGCATATTGCTCCAAGGATCAACACCAGACTCCACGATAGCAAGCCATCCCGCTCGACAATGACGGAAGACCTCAAGTACTGGCAGAAAAAACTTGAACGGCATTTCTCAAGTTTGCACCAAGCCAGAAAAGACAAGGGACTTCCTGTTTTCGCCCTTGAACATGGACTCAACGAGGGTGAAAGGCGAACGATATCCGGGCTTCTGAGATCGAGTTTACAGAATTACGAAGCGCCCGGACACAGTTGGCTTCTCTGGGTGATCTATGCTGCCGAGCAAGGCTACGATTATGACGGCGATGAGTATTGGCGAACATATCAGGCGCGAACGCCGCTTTGGACTGAACGTGCAGATCGTGAGGCTCTGCGCCGCTGGTATCAGAAATTTCATACGACATACGGAGGCATAAAGCCAACCGGCTCTTGGGCGAGTTGGTTTTCTATTATTGCATGGCCGATCACCCATGCCTTGCTGCCGAGAGATCTTCAGTATCAGCTCGCTCGCGCGCTTTATCAACTTCGCTTTCCACTTGCGTCTCGGATCGACGAGCTGCCATCGGCCATCGGACATTACATCGCAACGGCGTCCATCGAGTCGAGTTCCCGCTTCCAGAACTTTCTTCAGCAGGAAGAGCTAGTTGGGCGCATAGCGCTCGCCCTGCTCGGCGGACACACTGGTGGGGAACAACAGTTCATATATCCCCCAACGCTCGAGCGCATCGTAGAGGACATGCAGAGGGCGCGGGACGCGCGCGCCTGGTTGCGAGACGCTCGCCAGGCTGTCGAGAAGATCAGAATCAAGGGTGCCTTGCGCCACCCTCCGTTGAGGCGGGAGCACTCAGCCGGCGATCAACGAGCCAAGCACGAAGCGCAAGCGGCATCCTCTATCCGACCCAGCCTCACGCTCCGGCGCACATCTAAAACCGAATGGACGGTGGTCCTCGACCTGCCGAGTTTGCAACCGTTAGCCGATCTCAATCCTGAACTCAGGCTCTTTCTTCGTAGGACACGGTGCACTGTGGCTGGGTCGCCCGGCATGCTTCCCGCTGGGTGGCTGTTGTCAGGCAGCCAGCACCGGGTGGTTGTGCACTGGCCGCCGAGCAGCGCACCAGTGGTGCGATTTGAAGAGAGAAACGACCTCCTCGAGCATCTCCTCCAAAGCGACGGACGAATTACAGCGGGTCCGTCATGGTTGTTTAAAGTGGGATCAGATGGCCTTGCGCGTGAGGTTGTAGGTCGCGTTGTACGACCGGGAGAACGTTACATTGTCGTCTCTACATCACAGGTTACTGAGTCCTCGCTTCTGCGGCGGGTGAACCTCAAGTGCAGCGGTGCTGCTGCTTGGGAGTTCGATTTACCTCCTCAACTCTCCCCCGAGCACTTGGCATGGCTGCGTGAACTTAGCCTCTCACTGGCTCAAACGGTACGCATCTGGCCGGCTGGCCTTGCCGCGCGCCGATGGGATGGAGAAGGTTTCGCGGAATGGCTCGAAGGTGAAACACCGTGCATTGCTCTTCACGCCGATCACCCGGTTTCTCATTTTGAACTGCAACTCGACGACGGCCAGCCAATCCGAGTCGCTCAGCCTCTGGCTGGGCAGCCGCTCTTCGTGGCACTTCCGGGCTTAGCGCGCGGCAGGCATCTTCTTGCCGTACGCGCTCAACGCGTCGACGTTACGGATCGAGGCGATCAGGCGCCTGCCGAGGGGTTTCTGTCGATCATCGTCCGCTTGCCCCGGCCTTGGGCAGCGGGAACCACGTCTCATAGTGGCCTTGTGGTGTCCACCAACCCTGCCGAACCAAGCTTGGATCAGTTGTGGAAGGGCGACATCGAATTGCAGATTCTAGGCCCCTCAGGCAAGCGCGTTCGCGTGTTCCTTGAGCTAAACAACAGTTCTGGCGAGACACTCTCAACCGAACAGATAACGGATCTGTTGCTGCCAGTCGCGCCGGGCTCTTGTGCCCGCGCCATGAGCGAATTCTTGCGCAAAGAGCCGAGTCCTTGGTCATACCTTAGCGCCAGCGGTGGCCACCTCCTTGTCGACGGCGAGGAGATGGGAACTCACCGTGTGCCCCTGCATCGAGACGTAAGTCCCTTGCGTTGGGTCTGGCCTGCAACGCAGCGCGCGACTGTGCTGCGCCTCGTCAACGATTGCGATAGCGCAGAGCCTCTCAGCGCTAGTTTCTATCCGTTCGAGACACCCATTGAGGGAAAGTCGCTAGCGCCTGCTCTCGTGACAGAGGCATGGACGCCGGAAGGAACGGGTGGCCTCTGCGTCGCTTCCTGCGGCGGTCACCGCCAAACACTTGTTGTAAGTATGCCTCAGGTAAGGGGCGGACTAGCTGGCCTTTTGATCGAGCCGACTATCCATAGGTTGCCACCTGGCGAAGCTGCCCTAGCGGCCTTGCTGGACTTGATTTCTGCCTGGTCCGGAGCTCGCGTCGTGGGACCGCTGGCCTCCGACAGGCGCACGAGAGTCGTGAACCGCCTCCGAGAGTATGTCCTTCGCCACCTATATGGGGCTGAGTGGGTACAAGCTGAAGCAAGTTATGAACGGTCGCAAAGGACAGAGCCGAACCTGCGACGATTGGCTGAGCAAATCGGCGGTAACCCCGCGTTTGGCTTCGTTCTCGCTCGCGATTTGGGAAGATACCGGAGCATGGACCCTAGCTTGCTGCTGAGCAGTCTGGCCGCCCTGGCCGGCCGCTACGGAGTAGCTTCTTACGATGCTTGTAAGGCGGCGATAGAACTCTGTGGGGGCCTTGAGCGAGGGGCGGTCTGGACGCGTCCTGTGCTCGAGCGCCTCCTGGCCGATGTAAGATCATGTCCGACGATCCTCAGGGGCGTACGGTTTGTCGCTGTCGCCAAGCCGATACCATCGTCCGAGCAGTCGCGCGGCACGGCCCACGTGCGCAGATGATTAAGGTTGTTGAGGATCAAGACGTGACCCGACTGGCGCGCGGCGATCTTCGGTTGGCGCAGGCCGGTGGAATCGATGATGGCTACATCGCCGGAGCGCTGCGCCGTCTCGCCGGCTTCCTGTGCCCATGCTCGCCAAAGACCTTGCTTCGATCAATGGTGGAAAGCCACCGCGGCCTTGCAGGAGCGCCCGAAGATTTTGCTGCTCGTGTTGAAGACGTTCTTGAAGCGCTGGTAGCTGTTGGCGACCTGCTTGAGTTGCGCGACGTGACTACTCTCGACGAGACCGTCAAGGCAACATGGGTGTTTGCCGCGCCTCCTTCCTTCGTGCTGCGGCCATCAGGCAGTGCGTACATTCTTGGGCTCGCAATGGACGAGGCAACGCCGCTGCCGGGAGACCTGCTGCAGAGGCTGCAGGTGCGCGGCGCGACGCGCACGATCGGTTCCCTGCCGGGCGAGGACCTTGGGAGCCTGCTCCGCAGGCTCAGCCTGCGCGAGTTGTCGAGTGAGGCCTGGCTGCGGCATCCAAAGCGCGAGGAACCCGGGGCGTTGGTGGCGGCGCTAAATGCGCAACTCGATCGCCAGCGTCCGGCTGGCGAGTTGGCGGAGTTGCGCGTCTTGGACGGCGCGCGCCGTGCGCGGAGTTATCGGAACCGCTGGTGTGAGCCAGGATCGCTCACCGGCCGCTTCATCGTTCGTCGCCCGCAGGCCTATGGCGCCGATCTGTGGGCATACGCAGAGCTTGACGAAGGCAGAGCCGTCAAAGCGCTCGATTTTCCGCCCCCAGGAAGCCGCTGGCGAGGCTGCGACTTGGCCTGGCGCGCCCAGATGGCAATGGATGCTCTCAATGGTGACCATCAGCGCTACCGGCAGACATCGGAAAATGGCACTGCGACCTTCGATTTTTTCTCGCCAATTCCGGACTGGGCACGGCGGCGCCTTGCCTGCATTGGGGAGCAAGTCGAGTCAGAAGCCAGCTTGCTCTGTTTTCGGATTCCCGAAAATGAGGCGCCCGCAGAAGAAGCCTTTCTTCAAGAATTTCTCTTCCTGAGACGCGAATAGAGACCACGGAGACGGACGCAGATGACACGGACGATCCAAGAGACTATCGACGAACTACACGCGTCCTTGAAGGATTACATTGAGGCGACATATCACATCGGGGACGCTAAGCTGATTGGCCAGAGACGCAGGCTACTCAGCCAAGTCGGCGTCACCCGTCAGGTGCCTTACTTAGAGTCGACGCCGCGCTATTGTCTCGGAGAACGGTTCTGCAACATGGCTGGCTTGCCTCCCGCCGCCCTTGCGGTGTACGAGGCGCTCGCGACGGCCAAGGACGGTAAGCCACGGCTATTGTTCGACCCGCCGTACCGGCACCAAGCTGAAGCCATCCGCCACGCTCTGATCGGCGGGAAGAACCTGATGGTCATGACCGGTACCGGCTCGGGGAAAACCGAATCCTTTCTTCTTCCCATCCTTGGCAAGTTTGCGCATGAGGCTGCCGAACGGCCCAAAGCGTTCAGTCAGCATGCAGTGCGCGCCATCCTGCTCTACCCGATGAATGCGCTCGTCAACGATCAACTCGGTCGGCTGCGTGCTCTATTCGGCGACCCGCGCCTCGTCCGCATGTTCAGCAAGTGGTCAGGCAGGCCGCCGACCTTCGCGAGGTACACCAGCCGGACACCCTATGCAGGGGTACGGACGGCAAAGCGAGACGGCAAGAAACTGGCGTCGTTCGAAGAGTTCTTCGTCGAGATCGAGAGGCAAGCGGCGGACGGCGCGCCCGACGAGCAGGCTGCAGCGCGCAAGCTTCGTGACCAGCTCAAGGCGCGCGGGAAGTGGCCGGCAAAGCCGGATCTAGCCGAGTGGTTTGGCCCCAAGAACGGTCGTTGGGTTGATCAAAAGACCAAGGCTTTCTTGCGGGCTGTTACCTTACCCGGTGATTCCGAACTTCTGACGCGCCACGAGGTGCAGGAGGCAGCGCCTGACCTCCTGGTCACCAACTATTCCATGTTGGAATACATGCTCATGCGGCCGATCGAGCGGCCGATTTTCGACCAGACCCGTGCGTGGCTCGCTGGAAACCCGCACGAGAAGATCACCGTGGTGCTCGACGAGGCCCACCTTTACCGTGGCGCCGGAGGGGCCGAGGTCGCCCTGCTTCTACGCCGGTTGCGAGATCGTCTCGACATCACGCCTGATCGGTTCCAGGTCATCTGCGCAACCGCAAGCTTCGGTAGCCGCGAATACGCGAGAGACTTCGGCTCGCAGTTGACCGGCGTGCCAGCGGAGACCATTGAACCGGTCACAGGCGATCTTGATCTACGAGCGCACGCCGCTCCAGGTACTCAGGACGACGCCGCGGCTTTAGCAAACCTAGATCTCGAGCGCTTCTACTCAGCCGACGCGAGAGAGCGCGCCGACGCAATCACTCCCCTGCTCGCCTACCGATCTACCGAAGCGACAGGCAACGTCGAACGGGATCTGCATGCGGCGCTCGCAGACTTTGAGCCGCTCGGACTCTTGGTAAACCTTACTATGAAGGCCGCGCGTGCAGTGGCGAGTCTCGGTCCGGCTCTTTTCCCGGACAGCCCTGGCATCGCCGACCGGGCAGTGACGGCCTTACTGGCCCTCGGTAGCGTCGCTCGGGAGACACCGGACGCTGCCGGCCTTCTCCCATGCCGCATCCACAATTTCTACCGCGGGCTGCCAGGCCTGTGGGTGTGCATGGATCCTAATTGCACGGAAATTGCGACCAACGAACGGTCTGGATTATGCGGACGCATGTACAGTCAGCCGCGCGAGGCCTGTGGATGCGGCGCGCGAGTATTGCAGTTCTATACATGCAGGAACTGTGGCGCGGCCCATGCGCGAGCATACACCGATGACGTCGACCGGCCAAACGCGCTTTGGCCCGAACCGGGTCGTAAATTGAAGATGCAAGGTGGCGAAACCAGCCCATTGCTCGACCTAGACCTCCTACTCGAGGAGCCACGCCTCGCCGAGTTGGCAGAAATTGCAGACTACGATCTCGAGACAGGACGGCTTAACCCAGCAGTACTTGGAGAACGTCGACGATCAGTTTATATTCGCAAGGATCGCATAGCGCCGGCGGCTGGCGACGATGGCGAAGTCGACACTCGGCTGGAAGTAAGAGGCCAATTCATCCCGTGCGCCGTGTGCGGCGAGAGTGCCGCGTTCGGTAGGTCGTCTGTTCAGGATCACCAAACGAAGGGCGATCAACCGTTCCAGGCACTGGTCGCGCGCCAAATTCAGGTGCAACCGCCCGGGCCGCAGCCTTCAACGACCTTTGCGCCACTGCGCGGCCGGAAGGTCCTAGTCTTCTCAGACTCGCGTCAGGTCGCTGCGCGACTGGCGCCTAATCTGCAAATGTACTCCGTGCGTGATGCACTTCGTTCGCTGATCGTGTGGGGGTTCAACCGCCTACGCAAACATCCGCTCGTCACGGGCATGCTTAACCTCGACGACCTGTATCTCGCTACGCTGCTTGCGTCGCGCAGCCTGGGAGTTCGCCTTCGACCGGAGCTAAAGGCCGGCGAGAGCTTCGCGGCCGATGCAGTTGTCGAGGCGGCCGTGAAGGATGGCGCACTCAGCGATGACCAAAAGCTCCAAATGCTTTGGATGGAAATTCGCAGCGACACACCCCCTGAAGCTCTACTCGACGACATCGTCAAGACAGTACGGGACCGCTATCTCGGGCTTGAGGCTTTGGCGCTAGCATCCGTGCGCGAAATCGCTAGCAAGACGAAGGATCTACACGCCCTGCCACCTATCAGCGGCATCGCAAGTACGAATGACGAGAAGGTGGCACTCGCCCGTGCTTGGTTGCGGTGCTGGCGGTCCGAGGGCTTCTGGTTGAACGCGATGCCACCGACTTGGCACAAAGTCAAAGTGCGGGCGCGCAAAGGGTCGTTCCAGGCAATGCGCAAGATCTTGCCAGACAAAGGAGCCCACAAGATCTTTGAGAAAGCCTGGCATCCTGCGCTAATGTCCATCTTCACTACAGAAATGGAAAGCGGCTACCGGCGTCTGGCTGGGAAGAATCTCTCGCTCGAACTCGACGGGCTTTGGGTGCGCTGCGCCTCCTGCCGTTCCGTGCACCGGCCCGTACCGAAAATCCCGCACTGCTTGGATTGCGGCGCGGCAGGCGTCGTCCCGCTCGACCCGAGTTCCGACAAGGTTTTCACAGCACGCAAGGGTTACTACCGGGGCCCAGTGACCGCAGCCATGGGCAATCCGGCGCTTCCGCCCATGGCGCTGGTTGCTGCCGAGCACACAGCGCAGTTGAACGCACCGCAAAGCGAGGACGTGTTCTCCAAGGCGGAAGAGAATGAGCTGCTGTTCCAAGATGTCGAACTGTCCTGGGGAAACGGCGGAAAGCGCATAACGGCCATTGACGTGCTCTCGAGCACCACAACGATGGAAGTCGGTATTGATATCGGCGCCCTGTCGGGCGTTGCGCTTCGCAACATGCCGCCGGGACGGGCGAACTACCAGCAGCGAGCTGGTAGAGCCGGCCGGCGTGGTAACGCGGTTGCGACCGTCGTCGCTTTCGGCAGCGCCGACAGTCACGACGAGCACTACTTCAGCAAGCCTGACGCCATGATTGCTGGGCCGGTTGTCGATCCGAAGCTCACGCTGGAAAACCCCGATATAGCTCGCCGCCACATACGAGCCTTCCTCTTACAGAGATACCATCAGGACAGAATTCTCGCTTTCGACCCCGCCGCAAATCCCGACCTCTTCTCAGTTCTCGGTACCGTTTCGGACTTTCAGAGCGTGACTGCGCGGCTCAACCGGACGGACTTTGCCAAGTGGCTCGCCCAGCACGCGTCCGTGCTGAGGGAGCGCGTCGCAAGTTGGATTCCAGACAAACTGAGTGAAGCTGACCGCAAACAACTTCTCGAAAACATGGCGGCAGATTGCCTCGACGCGATCGACGAAGCGCTCGGCGGGACTGCGCCGACTGGACAGAAGATACTGGAGGATGCGGGAGCGGGGGACACCTCTGAAGAGGAAGGAGAAGCACCTCCAGAGGCAGGCGAGGAGACGTCCGGGCAAAAGACGCTCAACGGGAAACTGCTCGACCGTCTGCTCTACAAAGGGGTGCTTCCCCGCTATGCATTCCCAACTGACGTCGCGGCCTTCAGTGTCTTCGACGTTGATCGATCGACTTCCCACCGGCCGGTCATGAAATTCGCGCCGTCCCAGAGCTTGCCGGTGGCGCTTTCACAATACGCCCCTGGCAAACAAGTTTGGATCTCCGGAAAGTGCTATACTTCGGGAGCGGTTTATTCGCCTATGGCGGAGGACCGCTATCGTGCTTGGCAGAACCGTAGGCTCTACCGGGAATGCGTAGAGTGCAGTTTCGCTGAGACGGTACCGGTAGACGCGGGCGTCAAGACGGGCGATTCTCACGACTGCTACGCCTGTGGTGCGCTCGGCTCATTCGGCCCGACGCGATACTGGCTTCGACCGCCAGGTTTCGCACATCCGGCTTATGCGCCTGAGGTCACGTCGCCGGACGACATGCCCGAGACCGCGTATGCGACACGCGCCAAACTGACCATGCCGACCCCGGCGGACAGCGCGAAATGGATTGACGTGAACGGCCGCATACGCGTGATGGCCGACCGCAAGCACCTTCTCGTATCGAACACCGGTCCGCGACGGGACGGTTACGACTACTGTACCAAGTGCGGCCGAATTGAAGCGTCTGCCGAAGCGTCTGGCGTGTTGGCCGGACCCCACCAGAAGCCGTTCCCGGACGAGAAAGAGCAAACCTGCCCGGGCGCTGGTACGACGCGCCACCTGATGTTGGGGACAGACTTCATCACGGATATCGCCTTGCTCTCGCTGCGAGTGGCAGCACCCTTGAAGTTGAAGCCAGGCTTCTACCCCACCGACGTCGCCCTTCGAACGGTGAGCGAGGCGCTGGCCAAGGCCGCTTGCGAGATGCTTGAGATCGAAGCGGGCGAACTGCTGGCGGAATACAGACCGGCACTGACGCCAGGCGGCCGGAATGGCTTGGAGGCCGAGATCTTCCTCTACGACACGCTACCTGGCGGTGCCGGCTTCGCAAGCCAACTGACGAGCAGAGGGGAAGAACTGTTTCAGCGTGCACTTTCGCTGATGAAGTGCTGCCCAGAGGGCTGCGACGCATCGTGTTACCGATGCCTACGCAGCTTCAAAAACAAGTTCGAGCACACCGTCCTAGACCGACATGTCGGCGCCGAATTGGTCGAGTATCTCATGAATGGAGAAATGCGGCCCTTTGACGCAAGGCGCATCAGGGCTTCGACTGAACTGCTGCTGAAGGACTTGCAGCGGCAGGCCGATGGCACCCGCTTCGAACTGGAGAAGGAGTTCGACATACCTGGCGTCGGTAAGGTCACCGTCCCAATCTTGGCGACGCGCTCAACAGGAGACCAGTTTGCGATTGCTCTAACCGGTGCACTGACGAATGAGCATCCGGCAGATCCAGCCATCGCTCGCATGCGCGAGGAGTGGGACGCACTCCGCGTGGTCACTGTGAATGAGTTGCTTGTTCGTGGGAATCTGCCTGCGGCAACGCGAGGTGTTTTGAGTCAGTTTGCGCAGTGAGGTCTAGCCTGGGAGCGCGCGGCAAACCTAATGATCCACATTATCGGTGTCCGTGAAGGGCAGGAATATGAGGCCGCCGTCCACCTTCGGAGGCTTCTCTTAAATCTCTGGCCGGATTTGGCGCAAAGCAAAGATGATGTTGTCAAGATATTTGTTGGCTTTAAGATGTACGGTTACAAAGTCGAGGATCTCGACCTTGTTGTCATTGGCAGATTTTCTGCTCCCCGACCATTTGACATCGAGTTTCAGTTCTACCCGAGAGATGGCGATCCGTTTGTGCCAAGGAGCGCCAGCATAGCGAATTTTGCGCTCGTCATTGAGGTTAAGTCGCATGACGCGAGCGGCGTCCGCTTTGAAAACAAAGTCGCATCAGTGCGCTACATCCGGAATGGACGCGCAGTCTGGGAGTGCGTGACTGAAAAAAATCGCATGCAGATGTTCGAATTTAAGAAGTACCTTGGACGGCAGGGACTTGGAAAAGTTCATGTTCAGGATTTGGTCCTTTTCACGGGGCTGCGTGAGAGCGACCTCCCGAAGCGTCCGCACAATTGCGTAGCAGGGGACGCGAGCTTTGAGCGCGTTCTAAACGTGCTCGGGCAAATCTCGCGGCCAATCCGGCATGGTACTCAGGTAAACCTGATTTTCGGGTCCGACGACGCCTTTCAGGATCTGCTATGCTCGGATTTTCCGTTGTTTGATGAAATCGAGCCAACGTCGCTCGACCGGCGAAGGATGGACATGATCGCCCGCCGAGCGCTGCCAGATGAGTGGCTCGACGATCTTGGGGAGCGCCAGATTGTCCTGAGAGGCCGCGGAGGCGTCGGGAAGACCGTCCTCCTCCTGCAGATGGCCTACCGCGCGTTCGAGTCCAGGCAAATGCGTTCATTGGTTTTGACATTCAACAAGGCTTTGGTCGCGGACCTGAGGCGCACCATGGCATTGCTCGGAGTACCACATAGTGCCGAGAAGGGCGGAATTGCTGTCGAAACCGCACACGCGTTCTTTGGGCGCTTGATGCGAGGTTTAGGTATCATTGAAAATTACGAGGGCTATCTCGAAGGCTACACCGCGCTCAAAGCGACACTTCTCACGTATCTCCAGACGGAAGCGATTAGCCGCGACGACATAAACAGTCTGCTTTCGGGTCAGTCGCTGGATTTCGACTGGGATCTGGTTCTTGTTGATGAGGGCCAGGATTGGCCGGCCGACGAGATTGAAATCTTGCGCACCATTTACGGCGAATCAAAGATGGTCGTATCGGATGGTGTTGATCAGTTTGTCCGCGAATCTGTCGCAGACTGGTCGCGGGGGCTGGCTAAGTCAGCCACGAAATCGCGGCGGCTGACACGCTGCATGCGCATGAAGGCTAACCTAGCGACCTTTGTTGGCGAGATGGCGGAGGAACTCCAACTTTCAGGTTGGGACCTAGAGCCGAACGCTATGGCAGTTGGCGGCAAAGTGGTTGTGTTCGAAGGCGACCTGGCATCCAGCCCGATGGTCATTCAGCGGCTCACGGCGGAAGCAGTCGCTTTAGGCAACCACCCCGTCGATATGCTTGCGTGCGTGCCGCCATCGATGGTCGATCCGACGGCGGATGGTCAGGTCTGCAGGCCCGCCGCCTTGTTTGCGGCCGCTGGCGGTTGCGTTTGGGACGGCACGTCGCGAGATGTGCGCGAGCATTTTCCGACAGAGCGCCAGCAATTGCGCTTTGTCCAATACGACTCCTGTCGTGGGCTGGAAGGATGGGCGACTATCAACTACGCACTTGACGAGCTATGGGAATATAAGCGCGGTCAATGGCTTGCTGGTGACTACCGAACTGACGGGCTCGACAAATCTCCAGACGAATTGGCAGAACTTCATGCTTCGAGATGGCTGATGATCCCGCTGACTCGCGCCATCGATACATTGGTGGTGAACGTTGGCACGAATGAGAGCGCCGTGAAAACGATGCTTCGGAGAGTTGCGAAGAGGCGGGGTGACTTCATCGAATGGATTACCAGTGGCGAGCACTTGGCGTGAAGGGATCAGGCTAGGGTCACCTCAGCTTATCTATGTCGTCTTGAAGACTGGTTCAGAATGTCTGCGCGAGGGTCGCGGTGGAGCTTCCGTCCTTGCCACGAGAAGGGCTCGGCTGACGCTGGTGACATCAGCTAACGCGACAGCGATCACGGGGCGAAAGAGAACCGCGGAAACGTCCCGTGCGGTGTTCTCGACGGTCTCTCGGCTGTACGCGGATCGTTGATGGGACCGGGGTGTCAGGACCAAAGCAGAGATCGCTTGGTATGCGATCGGAGCGCATAGCGTCCTTCGCGTAAAGCGGCAACCCAGAGAATGTTGGTCCCCGGCTTCGACCGCCGCTCCAATGACCACCACCCCACCTTTCTCTCCAGGCGGATGGGCCACGTAGAACCCCAAGAAATTTGGGGGTTTTTCGCGTGGGGTTGGGGGTGGCTTGGGCGCCAGAACCCCGCTTTCGCTCTCCGGAGGGGCATTTCTCTCCGAAGCTTGGGGGTAGGCGGATTTACACCCAAGGTTTCAACACGCTGAAATCAGGACATTTTTTTCAAGGAGCACCTTGGGAGTTGCGTGTGTCGACTGGCCGGGTGGATGCGCTGCAAGACGAATGATTCAGTCCCAAGCGGCATAGCCTTCTTCTGGGTCACGTCCCCGCTAATCGTGTAGAATATGCCATGTCGAATCGATTCGCAGCGGCCGCGCGACCCATGCTCGCGCTAAACGCGATCCGCCTCAGTCATCCGGAAACGCCGCTTCCTGCGGCGTTGGTTCCGTTCGAGCGGACGCAGTTCCATGCCTATCTGGACCGGCCTGCCCAGGACGTGTTCGCAACTCGGCACGGCGAGACGGACATGGCGATAGTACCTCTCAAGGGCGCAGCGGAACTACCGGGCCCATTGAGTAAGTTGCCTGTTGCCGAAAACATAAGGCTATTCGCAACTCTAGCCCGCGAATCCGTATTCCGGCATCTTCTGACTTTGCCTAGCAGCTACCGTGTAGTCAGCCGCCGACCACCGATTGTTGAGTCCGCAAAGCAGGATAACGTCATTCCGCCATCAATTGGGCTGCCTGCCTGGCTCAAGAAGCGCACGGCTTTGGTCTTCGAGACACGGATAGTTAAGCATCCCAGCGAAGCGCCCTATGTCGTATTGACTTGCAGCAACCGGCTTCGAAACGTGATCGAAGCAGATTGCGGTCAGTTGCACAGCATCGGCGTCCCTCTGGTAGGAAACTACGTCTCTGCCTGGACCGACGATCCTGATCCGAAAGTGGCCAAACGTCTCCGTCTTGCTGGGCGAGTGATCGCCAACGATGGCGCTGTTCTAAAACTTGCGGATTTTGGTAGTGGCCCTGAAGAACTGGCCATCAATTCGGCCTTCCTTGAACCGACTCGCGCCAATTTCAATGCGGTCGTGCTAGCATTAATGCAGGGCCGGGCAGAGCGAGTGCTTAAGGAAGTTCAGGAGGCCGAAGGCGGGCTCCGGGCAGGTAAGGCGAGTCTCGACGCTATTCAGTCCGCGTTACGATATTTTGGCCGGGCCGGCCTCCATATCGCACATGAGGTGCCACTGCGGTTCGAGAGCTTACTCGACCAGAGCGACCGGGCCGTGTTTCCGCCTATTGAAATGTTCCCGAGGCCGACTTTTGCATTTGATCCGAGCGGTTCTCGCAACGACAATTGGCCGCAGAGGCAACTCGATGCGACCGGGCCATACGATAGAGCAACCTTCGAGCGGAAGCGACCCAGGATAGCCGTCATCTGCGAGTCGCGCCGGCGCGGCAATGTATCGGAGACAATCGCTCACTTCCTTGAAGGTCTCCCCGACGTCAAATCGCACAAGGGGCTCGTTCCTCATGGGACAGGGCTACTTGGTCGTTTCAGACTCCAGAAGCCTCAAGTTGAGTTCTTCGAGGCCAACGACGACACCGCCTCTGCCTATGCTGAAGCAGCGCGAAACGCTCTGTCGGTGGCAGCCAATCGAAATCAACCTTGGGATCTCGCAATAATACAAGTGCAAAGAGCTTGGAAGGACAGGCTCCCAAACAATAGTCCCTACTGGTCAGCGAAGGCCACTTTCCTGCGGCGGGACGTGCCCGTACAAGCTATGTCATCCGAAATGCTTCAATTAAGCGATTTTGAATATGCATGCGCGCTGGCAAACGCCAGTTTAGCCACTTACGCGAAACTTGGCGGCACTCCTTGGCTGTTGAAGGCCCGGCCCTCGACGGATCACGAGCTGATATTTGGCCTTGGGTCTCATACTCGCAAGGAAGGCAGGCGGGGTGCCGGGGAACGGATCGTGGGGATCACCACGGTGTTCTCCAGCCAAGGCACCTATCTACTTGACGCTCGAACCGCAGCGGTGCCGTTCGAACGCTACCCAGAGGCCTTGCGCGATACGCTGGTCACGGCGGTCGAGCGTGTGCGCAAAGAAGAGGCGTGGCGCGCTGGCGATACGGTACGCTTGGTGTTCCACGCATTTACCCAGCTCCGCCAAGAAACCGCCGACGCAGTAGTGGCCGCCGTGGCGAGCATGGGCCTTGCTGGCGTGAAGTTTGCTTTTCTCCATGTGGTCGAAGACCATCCATTCACGGCTTTCGATCATTCCTCGCCGACCGGGAGAGGTGCCTATGGTCCCGAGCGAGGTCAGGCAATTGAGCTGAACGAACATGAATGGCTACTCGCCCTCACAGGCCGGGATCAGATCAAGGCAGCATTCCAGGGCATCCCCGATCCCGTGCTGCTACGCTTGCACGAAAAATCTACATTCCGTGATATGAGAACCTTGACACGACAGGTATCTGACTTCGCCTGTCATTCTTGGCGGACCTACGATCGTGTCCGACTTCCTATCACACTTCTCTACGCCGATGAGATTGCAAAGCAATTGGCCGGCCTTGAGCGAACACCAGGGTGGGATCCAGATGCTGCGGTGGTTGGTCCGGTGATGCGCAGACCTTGGTTCTTGTGACCTGCGGTCCCACCATTCCCCAAATTAGGGCTGGTTTAGTTGCAGCAGCTGAACCGACCTCTTCAACAGCCGTCCACGTCCAAGCTCTTAGGGCATGGCTCCTAGACGACTATGAGCGATTGGCAAAGCTGTCGGCGGAGGCAGCCACCAATTTTAATGCGGGTGCCGGGCGATCTGTCCGGCATGTCGCGACCCTTGGCTATATGGCCGCGACCGGGCGACAATTTGTCCAGCTTCAACCTGTCCTGGCTGAAGGCCTCGCATGGTTGGGAGAGCGCACATGGTTTCGGCCAAATCAAGCGCATACCTTGGAAGCAGACGGTGTTGCTGCACTCGGTGTGGCACTCGGTATCCGCGACCGCCACTCGAGCTCCCGAGCAGACTGGCTGCAGAGTCTTGTTGTAAGGAGCGCTAGGTCGCCCGACCTTTCAGTTCTTGACCGAGCACTATTTATCGCTGCGGCGCACGTGATTGGTGCGGATGGGCGCCAAGACAGCGCTATGATGCTCCCAGAGGCTCGGTTGGCGCTCTCGCGGCTCGATCTCGGTACTATCGATGATACCTGCTACATGGAGGCTTGGCGCCGGATCCTACACTTCGACGCAGGAGAGCAGATGGTGCCAGAAGCGGTGTTACTGCTTAAGGCATTCGACTCGCTGATGGAGCGGACCTTACCGACCCGCTTGGGGCGCCTTGACCCGCGAGACGTACTGCATGTGCTAGAAGGAGTGGGGCGTTCATTTAGACGGTGGAGCTGGGAGACTGTCCCTCGGACCCGAAGATCTGCAGCCGCACGTTGGGAGATCGAAAACGAGTACCACGTTCAGAACGTATTGTGGGCGGTGCTGGCACCCCTGTTCCCAGATTTGAACGACGAAGAAACGTTAGCTCCAATAGGTCAGAAGAGTCCGCGGGTCGATCTCACTATTCCTAGTCTTGGAACTGTTGTGGAGGTGAAGTTCATGCGAATTACGACCTCTTTTCAAGATGTAATTGAGGAGATCGCTGCTGACGCAAGTCTCTACGCGACAGACCCCCGTTGGACGTCGATTATTCCATTCGTGTGGGATGACTCAAGGCGTATGGAGGAGCACCAGAAGCTAGTTGCGGGGCTCAAGCAGCTTCCGGGCGTCATCGGTGCTGTCGTTGTCTCACGCCCAGGAAAGATGGGCCGACCAAATGAAGATTCGTCAAGAGATTGACGACAACGCCGCTCTTTCATGGCGTCGCTTCCCCGGTGATGGCGTAACCCCTCTGCCAGTGGTCGACATGCCCGCGCCCTTAGCGGGGCGCCGGAGATGGTTATCGGATCAGTCGTTTACGCCCGGTTTCCAGGACACGCACGGGCTCCGCCGCAATCCGCCTGAACTCACTGATTTCGACCAAGAATGCGGTTTCCCTGAGCGTTGCTTCGCGGACTCTCCCCGCGTAGTGTGCGAAGCAGGTGACGGAGAGATTCGCATGGCGCGGGCGAGAAGGATCGCGGAGTCGGGTGGTAACGCCGCCCAACTGACGCGGACCGAGCGAGCCGAGGCGCTGATAGCATCTGTCCGGGCGGATGGTATCGACATGGCCCGTGCCATCGCGCGAGAAGTGGCCGAGGGGTGGTTTGACACCAAGGCCGAGTCCGTTATCGACATAGTCGCATTCGACTTGACTCTTCCTGTCCTTTCTACTGCGACCGCTGAACAGGCGCGCGCCCTAGGGCGTGACCTGGCCGATTTGGCGATTGGTGAGGCCATTAGCGAGATCGGACGCATCTACACGCGCTCACTGCCTGCCGACCATCGATCTGCGCATGGTGTCTATTACACTCCGCCCACCCTGGTTCAGCGGCTTCTGGACCGCGCCGAGGGCGCTGGTGTGGATTGGCTTACCGCCAGGGTAATCTCACCATCATGCGGCGCAGGTGCCTTCCTAGTCGAGGACGCTGCCCGGATGGTTGCGGCGATGGACGGGGCCGAACCGGCGATCGTCGTCGCGTCTGTCGGGGCACGCCTCCGCGGATGGGATATCGACCCCTTCGCTGTGTGGTTGTCTCAGGTCGCCGTCGAGGCTGTGGTGTTGCCGCAGGTCGTCGCGTCTGGCAAGCGATTGCCTCCCATCACCGAGCGCCGCGATAGCCTCATGGATGACTGGGGCGGGCATGTCGGTGCCTACGACCTGGTCAACGACAACCCCGCCTTCGGTAAGGTCACCAAGACGGACGCGATCACCGAACGTTTCGCCCGAAGTCAGAAGGGCCACATTAACCTGTACGGGTTGTTCATAGACGTAGCGGTCCACCTGGCTAAACCTAGAGGCGGCGTCATCGCCTATTTGACGCCGACCTCCTATCTCGGTGGCAACTACTTCGCCCAGCTTCGTTCACTGCTGGTGTCGGAGGCTCGCCCAGCTAGCATTGACCTCGTCGAGAGTCGCCAGGAAGTGTTCCCGGATGTTCTCCAGGAGGTGGCCCTCTCCGTATTCGTGCGTGGCCGCCGGTCGCTGACGGCCTCATGCGCTGTGGTGCATGTCGAGCCAACCGGCCTCCGGATCCAAGATGTCGGACCGCTGGTCGTACCAAAGGACTTGCGGGGCCCTTGGATAATTGCCCGAGACCCTACCAGTGTGCCGTTGGTAGCGGCGATGCAGAAAATGGACGCCCGCCTCCTTGACTGGGGTTGGACAGTAAAGACTGGGCCATTGGTGCCCCACAAGAACGCAGAGCGCATGCAAGACGCTCCTGGACCGGGACGTGTGCCAGTTATCTGGGCCGAAAGCATCTCGGCGATCGGGGGGCGCTTCTCCATCGTCTGCGGTCGTCCGGGCCGAAAAGCATGGTATGCCGCAAGGCAGGGGAAAGACAGCAACGTCAGCACTGGCGCCGCCCTCTTGCTCCAGCGGACGACGGCGAAGGAGCAGCATCGCAGGCTGATCGGCGCCGTCATGTCGCAGGCGGCGGTCGATGCGGTTGGCGGGCGGGTTGCAGTGGAGAACCACGTCAATATGCTGTTGCCTACGGGGCCGAAGCCGCAGGTGTCGCTGGCCAGGCTTGCCGCATTTTTTGCTTCGGAAGCAGCCGACCGGGCGTTCCGATGCATCAGCGGATCCGTCGCCGTCAGCGCAACCGAGTTGGAAGCGTTGCCTCTGCCTAAAGTAGGTGATCTTATAAAGGCGCTCGCCGCCCCAGAGTCGGAGGCAGCTCTGCTCCGCCTTTACGGGATCCAGCATGGCGAAACTTGCGAAGCCACTGACGAAGAAGGCCACGGTCACACCGAAGAAGGCCCTGCTCCAGGAAGGGCCGCTGCCGCCGCTTCTGCCGGTCGACGAAATCAGGACGCGGCTTGAGGCGATCTTTCCTCCCGGCATCCAATCGCGCGAGTTTGTAATCAGGGAGAACGCGGCCAAGACGGTCCTCGCGTCGCTTGTCGTGGGCGCCATCGAGGGGCGTGGCCGGTGGCTCGCGCCTCGCCATATCTATCGGCTTCGTCAGTCGGTCGTTGAGGCAACTGATCCAGCGGATAGGCTGGCCTACTATCGCCGGGTGCCGAGGGCGTCAGAGGAGGCGGCCTACGCTGACAATAGTCGCGAGGGGGCCAGGGACGAGGCCATACGTCGAGGCCTGATACCGCTAAATGCGATGGTGCTAAGGACCGATGTCAGCGTGACATCGATGGAGGGACGCTATGCGCTGACGGAGGACTTCACGCGCCTGTTCGACCCAGCGTTGAAGGACGCAGCCTTCGATGCTGCCGCAAGAGCATGGCAGGGCAAATACCTGTCGGGCGCCGCGCTCGCCCGGGCAGCGGTCCTCCAGGGAATTGACGCCGGGGGTGTAGAGATCGCTCTGCCACAGGGTGGTGCCGTGGTGCTTCCTGCCGGTGAAAGCCCCGTCATGACGAAGCACGTGGTGGAGCAGTTCGCGAAACGTTTCTTGGTCAACCCGGTTGTAGTTTGGATCAGCGACAGCCGCGAGAAGGTATACCAGCACGACACACTCGTGAAGGCGATGCAGGTGCAAATGGACGCCGCACGGCTGCTACCCGATGTGGTCCTCGTCGACCTTGCTCCCCCGGGCAGACAAGGACGTCTCCTTGTCGTCTTTGTGGAGGTTGTCTTTTCAGATGGTCCGGTGGACGAAGGAAGGCGCGAGCAGCTCTGGAAACTCCTGGAGGCAAGCCCGAAGGGCTACAAGCCCGAAGATGCGGCTTATGTTACAGTCTACACGGACAGGACCAGTTCCCGCCCCGCCGCCAGGGCACCGCGTGAACTGGCCTGGAATTCATTTGCATGGTTCGTTACAGAACCGGACTGCATCGTTCAGTACAGGGGTGGGCCGCCGGTCATGCTGGCATCGTTGCTTTGACACGTTTTCGTCGGAGACCCTTACCCTGGATGACTGCGAGTGCGATGCTATTGACGGTTGGGTGACGACGAAGATCCGCCTCCGGGCGCCCCAGTGCGATGGCTACGGCGGTCAGCATGACGACGGCGCTGGCGATGACGATGATGGTCGCTTGCAGTTCCCGCAGAACTACTCGCCAGATACTGGTTTGCTCCACTGCACTCCCACCCCCTTCATCAGCGCTGGCAACGTCACCCCCTCCTCCTGCCGCCCCTCCAGGATCGCCTCCACGATCGCAGGCGCAAGCAGCGTCAGCCGCAACACGTCGCCGACGTATGTCCGGTCCAGCTTTTCGGCCCGCGCGATATCGGAGACGGAGGCGTAGGTGCCGTCGTCCAGAAGCCGCTTCCACCGGAAGGCCCGCCCCAGCGCCTTCAGCAGCGACGGATCGGCGTTGGTCGCAAACTGCCGCGGCGCGGTGGTCAGCACGGACCCTTCCGGCGACACCACCACCTTCCGCCCGCCCCGCTTCCGGATCGCCAGCGGCACCCGCACTGTCACCGTGTCGGCCATCAGGCTGCCTCGCGCATTGCGTCGCTACCCCGCAGGTCCCGCACCAGGCTCGACAGCCCGTCGACCCGCAGCTTGATGTCCGCGCCGGTCGGGCCAATGGTCACCCGCTCCACCAGCAGCTGCACCAGCCGTGCCTGCTCGGCCGGGAACAGCTCATCCCACATCGGCTCTAGCTGCTCCAGCGCCTCGCGGACCTCGGCCTCAGTCACGTCTGGCGCCTCCTCGCGGCAGGCTTTCCAGGTGCCAACGATCACCTCCGGCTGCCGCACCAGAGCCCGGACCTGGGCAAGCACCACCTGCTCGATCTCGGCTGCGGCAATGCGACGTACGATGTCCGGGTTGGTGGTGTTCTGATCCTTCAGCACCGCCTGCGCCACGTAGTAGCGGTACTGCCTGCCGCCCTTGCGCGTGTGCGTCGGCGACAGGGCACGACCATCCAGCCCGAAGATCAGGCCCTTCAGCAGCGCCGGCGATTGCGCCCGGGCCTGGTTGGCCCTGACTCGCGGGCTGACCTGCAGCACGGCGTGCGCCCGATCCCAGAGGTCCCGAGACACAATGGCCTCGTGCTCGCCAGCGTGAATCCTCCCCTTGTGCGGCGCCTCGCCCAGGTAGGTCCGGTTGGCGAGTAGCCGGTAGAGGTAACCCTTGTCGATCGGCATCCCGGTCTTCGACAGGACGCCCTGCTGCCGCAGTTCCTGGGCCAGCTTTGTGGCGGACCTAAGCACGACGAACCGCTCGAAGATCGCCCGCACCTGCCGGGCCTCGCTCTCGACCACGATAAGCTTGCGGGCCTCGACCCGATAGCCGAGCGGCACCTTCCCGCCCATCCACATGCCGCGGGCGCGGGACGCGGCGAACTTGTCCCTGATTCTCTCGCCAATCAATTCTCTTTCGAACTGAGCAAAGCTGAGCAGGATGTTCAGCGTCAGTCGGCCCATCGAGGTCGTTGTGTTAAAGGATTGAGTGACGCTCACAAACGTGACGTTGTGCGCCTCCATGGTCTCGACGAGCTTCGCGAAATCCGTCAGCGAGCGGCTGAGCCGATCGATCTTGTGAACCACAATGACATCGATCCGCCCTTGCTCGATATCGGCCAGTAGCCGCTTCAGCGCCGGACGCTCCAGGGTGCCGCCCGAGAAGCCTCCGTCATCGTAGTAGTCCGGCACCTCGATCCAGCCTTCCTGGCGCTGGCTGGCGATGTACGCAGCGCAGGCATCGCGCTGGGCGTCCAGCGTGTTGAACTCCTTCTCCAGCCCCTCGTCGGTGCTCTTGCGGGTGTAGATGGCGCAGCGGATCTTGCGGATCTGCGCGGTGGCCGCGGATTTCTTGCTCATGCCAGCCCCCGTTGGTTCTTGAGGCCGAAGAAGGTGAAGCCGTTCCACCGGGTGCCGGTGATGGCGCGGGCGACGGCCGACAGGGACTGGTACGGCCGCCCCTCCCATCCATAGCCGTTGGCGAGCACGGTCACTGTTTGCTCCACCCCTTTCCACTCGCGGATGAGGCGGGTGCCAGCGATCGGCTTATCCTGGTGGCGGATGCGGCGGATGATGGCGTTGCCACCGTCCAGCTGCTCGCCGATGGCCTCGAGCTTCGCCACCGTCTCGGGCTTGAGGCCGCCGTATGCAAGCTCCTGTATGCGGTAAGATAGCCGGCTCTGGATATACGTCCGGCTGAAGGGCGGCGGCTCCTTGCCGAACAGCTCACGCCATTGCTGCTTCAGCTGGGCGATGGGCATGGCGTGCAGCGCGGCCAGCCGCGCCAGGACCGTGTCCTTGGGGATGGAAGTGATCAACGTGGTCATGCGACTCCCTTTCTCTTGGGGTTCGCATGGACGCGCTGCCGGGCGGTGGAGTGTAGGCGAATGTCTCCACGCTCCCGAGCCTGGGCGGGGCTGTTTGCACTTTCCGCGGCCATGCGGCTGCGCAGCCGCAGGATGCCCAAGGCGAGGATGGCGCAGACCTCGCGGAGGTCGGGCGGCAGTAGGGTCGGGAGGGCAATCGAAGGGCGCTGCGGGGTGTGCATCGCGCTACGATACACATTGGCACGCCGTCGGGGAGTGCGTATTTGTAGCGCTACATGATGCGCCGCGGATTCGGCGCGTTACGACCCGATCTGCCGTCCCAGCCAGATCACGCGCCCAACCACGGTGAGGTCCTCCGGACGTATCCCGTGCTGCGCCTCGTATGCCTTGTTGTCCGACAGCACGACCAAATGTTTGCTCGCGAGATCGACCTGCAGTCGCTTCACCTGCAATCCACCATCGGTGCGAATGACGTAGATGCCATCCTTCCGCTGGGGCCGCTTCTGCCCGAAGTCGACCAGTACCGTGTCCCCCTGGCGCAGGGTTGGCTCCATCGAATCGCCGTCGACGGCGATCACGGCCAAGTCCTCGAGTGGTGCTGCGGTCACCGAGCGCACCCACTCTTCGCGAAAGGCGATGCGGTAGATCACCGTCTCGTTGTCAATTTCGCGGCCAGGGCCGGCCGAAGCGCGTGTGTCGTAGACTGGCAAGAGCGCCCAGGAGTCCCCTCCCATGCTGACGATCTCAGCGGGGAGGTTGCCAGCAGACGGTGATCGTGGTGCCCGCGGCTTGCGGCTTGTCCGCTGATCCAGAAGGGCGGAGGCCTGCTCAGCGGTTGTGACCGCGCCTTGCAGTGCCGGCGCATCCTTGCCGAACAGCAGCGCCTGCCAGGTGATCCCCAATGCGGCGGCCAACTCGCGTGCTGCCCGCGGCGTCAGGGGGCGCCGCCCGCTTTCATAGGCTCGATAAGTGGCCTCCGGAACGCCTGACATGCGCGCCAGTTCGGCGCCACTGCCAATGCCATGCTCCTCCCGGAGCCGCTTGAGACGGTCTGCTGTCGATTCCATGCGTTGCATTATGTAGCGCTTTCTGCGCGCTTGTGTAGCCCTAAAATTTTCCTACTTCAAGTCTTGTGAATGTGCCGCGACAGTCTGTATCTGTTGCGCATGAGCCCCAGCGCATCCCTCCGGTCCGCAGCCGCCGTCAGCGACCCCGCCACCACCGGCGATGAGGTGCGACGCCGTGCGGTGGCAGCGCCGGTCATCCCGCCGCGCAGCTTCGCCGAGGTGATCGCCCTGTGGCCGAGCGCCGCGGAGCTGGCCGAGGTCCTCGATGTCGAGGCGGTCACCGTGCGGGCCTGGCGCAAGCGCGGCATCCCCGCCCGCTACTGGACCGCGGTCGCCCGGGTCGCGCGCCTCAGCAACCGCCCGGTGGATGAGCGGCTGCTGGCCGAGATCGCGTCCATCCGCAGGAGCCGCGTCCATGGGTAAGGCATCGCGCGACAAGGGGCTGCGCCGCGAGCGGGCCATCGTCGAGATCCACACCAAGTCAGGGTTGCGGGCCGAGCGCGTGCCGCTCTCCGGAGCCAGCCGCTACCGCGGGAATGGTGCGGATGTTGACCTCTACATACGTGGCACCCAGCCGCTGAAGTCCGAGGTCAAGGCGCGCGGCGAGGGCACCGGCTTCCGCACGCTGGAGCGCTGGCTCGGGGACAACGACGCTCTGTTTCTCTGGCGCGACCGTGCCGCCCCCTTCGTGGTGCTGCCCCTGCACGTCTGGCTCGAGGTCGCCGGGCGCAGCGCCCGCGCGGATGCGGATGGCGATGTCGATCGGCGGGAGCGCCGACGCGGTGTCGAACTCGGTCCGGTCGCGCCCACCGATCCCATCGCCCGCCAGGTTGCCTGACCCCAGCCCCGCCACCCAGGAGTTTCCATGACGAGCAACCGCACCACCCTGGCCGAGCTGCGCACCATGGACGTGCAGCAGCTGGCCGCCCTCCCCATCGATCATCTCGCCCTGCTCGCAGACGACGTCGCCACGCTCAAGTCCGATGCCAAGACGCTCGGCGACAAGCTCGCCACCGCGCTGCACAGCCGCTTCGGCGACCACGCCGCGGTCACCCGGCGCATTGAGGGCAAGGACACCGGCCGCGTGCGGTTCCAGGTCGGCGGCTTCGAGATCGTCGCTGATCTGCCGAAGCGCACCGAATGGGACCAGAGCCGGCTGCGGGACGCCGTGGCCGTCCTGCGCGGCTGGGGCGAGGACCCCACCGACTATGTGGCGGTCGAGATGAGCGTCCCCGAGAGCCGCTACGCCGCCTGGCCACCGCGCATCCGCGCCCTGTTCGAACCGGCCCGCACCGTGGGCACCGGACGACCGACCTACACCCTCAGGAGCACCGAGCCATGAATTCCTTCGTCCCCCTCGGCCAGCGCGTCCGCGACGCCGGCGACCAAGCCGTGCCGATGCTGGTCGACATCATCATCAAGGCCGCCGCGCAGGCGGGCATGGCCCTCGATGCCCTGAGCGAAGAGATCACCTCGCGGGACCTCGAGGAGGTCGACCGCCGGCTGACCAACGTGCTGCGCATCCTGCTGACGGGAGAGAAGTGATGCACGAGTTGCGCATCCAGGTCGCCATTCCCCTGGCGGGCGACGCCATGGCCAGGGCCAAGGACGTCGCGGCCTTTGAGCCGACGCTGGACAGCTTCACCGAGGCCGTCGCGCGCGCCGGCGGGCAGATCGAGGTGGACGTCGTTAAGGCCAAGTCGCGGCCGAGCCGGGAGGTGGTGTGATGGCCATTTCCCTTGCATCCCTCCGGCGCGGTGGTGAAGCACAGCCGCCCCGGCTCCTGGTCTATGGCGTCGCCGGTGTCGGCAAGACCAAGCTCGCGGCGGCCGCACCCAACCCGGTGTTCCTGCAGACCGAGGATGGGCTCGGTGGCATCGACGCCGCGACCTTCGGCGTGCTGCGCAGCTACGGCGACGTCCAGGACGCGCTGGACGTGTTGTATGGCCAGTCGCACGATTTCCAGACGGTGGTGCTCGACAGCCTCGACTGGCTGGAGCCGATGATCTGGCAGCACACCTGCGCGATCCAGCCCACCCCGTGGGCGTCGATCGAGCAGCCGGGCTTCGGCAAGGGCTACACCGCCGCGGTCGATACCTGGCGCGGCTTCCTCGACGGGCTGAACCTGCTGCGCAATGAGCGTGGCATGGGCGTGATCCTGATCGCCCATGCCGACATCAAGCGCTTCGACAGCCCTGAGACTGAACCCTACGACCGGTACCAGCCCAAGCTGCACGCCCGCGCCGCGGCGCTGGTGCAGGAGCACGTCGATGCCGTGCTGTTCGCCAACTACCGGATCAGCACGCTCAAGTCCGACGCCGGCTTCGGCAAGAAGGTCGTGCGTGGCGTGAGCGGCGGCGACCGGCTGCTCCACACCACCGAGCGACCCGCATACCTCGCCAAGAACCGCTTCGGCCTGCCCGACACATTGGCCCTCGACTGGCCGGCGCTCGCCGCGGGCATCCCCTTCTACACCGGAGAGACCGCGGCCGCCGCGGAGGAGGTCCACTGACATGGCCCAGCTCAACCAGCATTTCGACGCCAACACAGTTGAGCCAGCCGCGCCCTACGAGCTGCTCCCGCCCGGGCGATACGTCGCGCAGATTGTGCAGAGCGAGATGCGCCCGACCAAGGCCGGCAACGGCCAGCTGCTCTGGCTCGAGCTCGATGTGCTCGAAGGCGCCCACCAGGGCCGCAAGATCTGGGATCAGCTCAACCTGGTGAATCCGAACCAGCAGACGGTGGAGATCGCGCAGCGTGCGCTGTCTGCGATCTGCCATGCGGTGGGGCAGCTCCAGGTCAGCGACAGCGAGCAGCTACACCTGCGGCCGCTCCAGGTGACGGTCGCGGTCGAGCCCGACAGCCGGGACAAGCATCTTCAGCCGCACGAGCAGCGCAAGCAGAACAAGATCAAGGGCTATGCTCCGCTCGGTCCTGCGGCCGCCGCGCGTCCCCCTGTGCCGCAGTCGAGCGCGCCGCGCACGGCTCCTCCCCCGCCGCGTCCGGCGCCGGCAGCGGCAGCCACCACCCCGCCCTGGCGCCGTGCGGGCTGACCATGGTCGCTCTGCCTCCTCCCCCCGAACTGACCGTCGCGGCGATCTATGCCGCGTACGAAGCCGACAGCGCCGATGGGTATCGCGCCCATCTCGGCGCGTCGGTGATCGGGGGCACCTGTGACCGGGCCATCTGGTATGGCTTCCGGTGGGCAGGCCGGGCGCGGCACACCGGCCGGCTGCTGCGGTTGTTCGAGACCGGGAATTTGGCGGAGGCGCGCTTCGTCGCCAATCTCCGCCGCATCGGTGTCACCGTGCTCGACCTCGACCCGAGCACCGGACGGCAGTGGACGCTTCGCGACGCCACGGGCCACTTCGGTGGCAGCATGGACGCGGTGGCCATCGGCCTGCCGGAGGCGCCGAAGACCTGGCACGTCTGCGAGTTCAAGACGCATAGCGAGAAGTCGTTCCTCGCCCTGCAGAAGGACGGCGTCGCCGCCTCGAAGCCAGCACACTGGACGCAGATGCAGGTCTATATGCACCTCGCCGGCCTCGATCGGGCCTTCTATCTCGCGGTCAACAAGAATACCGACGAGCTCTACCAGGAGCGCGTGCGCGCCGACGGGGAGGCTGGCCTCCGCCTCCTGGCCAAGGCCGAGCGCATCATCCTGGCGGCGCGCCCACCGGCCCGCATCAGCGACGATCCCACCTGGTGGCAATGCCGGTTCTGCGACCACCATGCGCTCTGCCACGGCGATGCCATGCCGGAGCGCCATTGCCGCTCCTGCCTCCACAGCACACCGGTCGCAGACGGCCAGTGGCACTGTGCCCGGCACGCGTGCCTGCTGTCGCTGGACGACCAGCGCCGCGGTTGTGCCGCCCACCTGCTGATCCCCGACCTGGTCCCAGGCCTGCAGACCGATGTCGGTGAGGACTGGGTGAGCTATCGCATGTCGGACGGCGCGGAATGGCGCGACGGGGTGCCAGCATGACCATTTCCCTGCGCCCATATCAGCGCGCCGCCGTTGACGCGCTATATGCCTACTTCGCCGAGCACACCGGCAACCCGCTGGTCATCATGCCAACCGGGACCGGCAAGTCCGTCGTCATCGCCGGCTTCATCCGACAGGCCATTGAAAGCTACCGCGACACGCGGGTGCTGGTCCTGACCCACGTCAAGGAGCTGATCCAACAGAATTTCCTGGCGCTGATGCGCGCCTGGCCCGAGGCGCCTGCCGGCATCTACTCAGCGGGTCTCTCCCGCCGCGACATCCGCGCGCAGATCCTGTTCGCCGGAATCCAGTCGATCCACCGCCACGCCTACAAGGTGCAGCGGTGCGACCTGGTGTTGATCGACGAGGCGCACCTGCTCGGCCGCAGCGACAGCGGCATGTATCGCTCCTTCCTGACCCAACTGAACGAGATCAATGCCGGCATGCTGAAGGTCGTCGGCTTCACCGCTACGCCCTACCGCCTGGACAGCGGGATGCTGCACGAGGGCAAGGATCGGCTATTCACCGACATCGCCTACGAGGTGCCGGTGCTGGACATGATCCAGCAGGGATACCTCTCGCCGGTCGTCCCGAAGCAGACCGACACCCAGCTCGATGTCGCCGGCGTCGGCAGCCGCGGCGGCGAGTTCATCGCCAAAGACCTCGAAGCTGCCGTGGATCGCGACGAGGTCACGCAGGCAGCCGTCTCCGAGATCGTGCAGCATGGCGAGGGGCGCGGCTCCTGGCTGGTGTTCTGCGCGGGCGTTGCTCATGCCCTCCACGTCCGTGACGCGATCCGCGAGCACGGCATCACCTGCGAGACCGTCACCGGCGACACCCCGGGGCCCGAGCGCGATCGTATCCTCGCTGCTTTCAAGGCGGGGCGGCTGCGCTGCGTCACCAACGCCAACGTGCTGACCACCGGATTCGACGCCCCCGGCGTGGACCTCATCGCCCTGCTACGCCCCACCAAAAGTGTCGGCCTCTATGTCCAGATGGTTGGCCGCGGCACCCGCCTCGCCGAGGGCAAGGAAGATTGCCTGGTCCTCGACTTCGCCGGCAACACGGCTCGGCACGGTCCGATCGACATGGTCGACGGCAGGAAGAAGGAACCCGCCGGCGACGGCGCGGCGCCCATCAAGGTCTGTCCCGACTGCCAGACCATCAACCACGCCAGCACGCGGCAGTGCATCGAATGCGATCACGAGTTCCCGCCGCCGGTTGTGAATGTGTCGGCAGTCGCCGCAACTAATGCGCTGCTGTCAACGCAAATCCAAGCCACATGGTGCGATGTGACCGGCGTCAGCTACGCCGTCCACGAGAAGCCCGGCAAGCCGGCCTCACTTCGCGTCACCTATGAAAGTGGGCTGGCGCGGCACAGTGAATGGGTGTGCTTCGAGCATACCGGCTTTCCACGACAGAAGGCCGTGGCGTGGTGGCGACATCGTGCGCCGCACTTGCCGGCACCCTCCACCGTCCAGGAGGCGATGCGGCACCAAGACGACCTTCGACAGCCCATCGCCATCCAGACCCGCCCGGCGGGCCAGTACATCGAGATCGTCAGCATGAGGTTCGTGTGATGTCCGCACCATGGAGAAGGCCAACAGACACGGCGCCTGCGCCGCCGGTCCCGATGACCGAGGCAGAAAAGGTGGCCGACAAGAAGAGAAGGAATCGGGAAGCGCAGGAGCGATATCGCGAGGCGAATCGCGAGAAGATCCTGGCGAGGCAAAGGGAATACCGCGCCGCCAACCCAGAGAAGACCCGACTGCAGCGAGAGCAGTCGATGAAGCGCTGGAAGGAACGTAATCCGGAGAAGGCCATCGCCAAGTACGTTCTGCGGTACGAAGCCGTTGGGGATCGCGAGCGTGCGGCGTCCCGGCTGCGGGCGCAGGAGAGACGCGAGCGGGATCGCGAGGCCGCGCGGGAATATGACCGGAAGTATCGAGCCGAAAACTTGGAGCGGATGAGAGCTCAGGCACGTGCACGTTACGCGCGCAGAAAGCAGTTGAAGGCGGCCGGTGGCAATGCGCAGCGAACCGATGGCATGCCGGACGTGTGGGAATCCAGCACGGCACTGGGACTGGTTCCGCCGCGAGCGCGGCCTGCGGGCGCACTGGACCGTGCCGACCTGCTCGCGGGTGTGCCTCGAGATCCGGAAGGAGCGGCGGATGGTTGATCCAAACGAGTTCGAACTCGCCGCCATGCGCCGCGCTGGCGAGGCCGCGGGCGAGTTCATCGACGCCCTCGGCCGCACCGACATGGCGCGGTGGACGCCGGCGGAGTGGGTCAGCTTCGTGGAAACGATCTGCGGCGCGTACGTCGATGCGCTGATCGACCAACAGGTCGCGGTCAATGCCGCGGCGACCAAGGTGCAAGGGCTGCCGGGATGAGCGAGCCGAGCTTCATGGCCCGGTTCGGCGCCCAGTTGGTGGACAACGGCTACGCGGTGATCCCGATTATGCCGGGCAGCAAGGTGCCCGGCCGGTTCACCAGGGGACGCTGGCTCCCCTACACCGGATGGACGAAGCACGCCGATCGCGCCACCACGCTCGACGAGATCGAGATCTGGTCGTCCTGGCCGGACTGCGGCGTCGGCATCGCGACCGGCGGCACGGTGGCACTCGACATCGATGTGCCCGATGCCCCTACCGCGCATGCGCTCACCGACTTGGCCGTCCAGCATCTCGGCGCGACGCCGTGCCTGCGGATCGGCCAGGCACCGAAGCGGCTGCTGCTCTACCGGACCGAGAGACCCTTCGCCGGGCGGAAGCGGGCCCCGCTAGAGGTCCTCGCCCACGGCCAGCAGTTCGTCGCCTACGCCATCCACCCCGGCACCGGGCAACCCTATTCCTGGCCCGATGAGAACCCGCTCGACGTGCCCTGGGACGCATTGCCGGTGTTCACTGAGGAGCAGGTTCTGGCATGGCTCGATGCCGCCCATGCGGCGGTGCCATCCGACCTGAGGCCCAAATCCCTCGCCGGCGCGGCCGCCCCCACGGTCTGGCGTGGTCCATCCGATCCCCGCGGCACCTATGACGCCGTCGCCGCCGCACTCGCCTGGATCCCAAACGACGATCTCGACGGGCATTCCTGGATCACCATCGGCAACGCCATCAAGGCGGCTCTGGGGGAGGAGGGGCGGCAGTTGTGGCTCGACTGGTCGAAGTCGAGCGCCAAGTCGGGCGCCTCGGGGCGAGGCGATACGCCGGAGCGCCGCTGGGCCACCCTGCGGCCGCACAGCGTCGGCGCCGGCAGGATCTATGGCCTGGCCATCGACCGCGGTTGGGTGCCGCCGCCCGAGGTCACGCTGAATGGCGACGCTGCCGAGCGGGCAAAGGAGGCACACCCCGCATCCGCGTTTCTGAAGAGGCTGGCACACAGCACGCAGCAACCAGACAAGCCCCTCCCCTACCGCGTCCCTCCCGAATTGCTGGCGGTGGATGGTGCGCTGAAGCTGTTCGTCGATTACGCCACCGCCACGGCTGTCAGCCCGCAGCCCTTCCTCGCCCTTGGCGCCGCTCTCTGCCTGGCCGGCACCCTGGCTGGCCGCCGCTACTGCACGCCGACGGATCTGCGCAGCAACCTCTATGCCGTGGGCATTGCCGACAGCGGTGGCGGCAAGGATCACGCCCGGCGCTGTACAAAGCGCGTGCTGCTGGCCGCCCACCTGGAACGATACCTCGGCGGCGAGGACCTCGCCTCTTCGGCAGGGCTGCTGTCGTCCTTGCAGCTGCACCCGGCCCGGCTGTTCCAGCTGGACGAATTCGGCCAGTTCCTGAAGCTTGTGCTGGCGCCGCGCGCACCCTTCCACAAAGCCGCGATCTGGTCCGAACTCACCAAGCTCTACACCTCGGCGGCAGAGCCCTACATCGGCACCGAGTACGCCGACCAGGGCAAGCGTCCGCGCGTGACCATCGAGCAACCCTGTGCCTGCCTGTGGGGTGTGACCGTCCCTGGCCCGTTCTGGACGGCGCTGGAAGGTGGGGCCCTGGCCGATGGCTCGCTCGCCCGATTCCTGGTGTTCCTCACGGAGGACGACTACCCGGAGCGCAACGAGACGCCTGCCGCGTTGGACCCTCCTGCGGAACTGATCGCCGCTCTCCAAGCCATCGCCGCCGGTGCCGTGGATCATGACTACGGCGGGAACCTCGCTTCCATCATGGAGGCGAACGCCGCCATCAGGCCCTACACGGTGCCCCTGACGCCAGGAGCCGTGACCGCGATGGCGGCGGTGCGACGAGAGGCGACGGCGAAACTCCGCGCCCATCGCGGCACTCCGGCCACGGCGCTATTCGGGCGCCAGGCTGAGAACACGGCGAAGCTGGCACTGCTGGCCGCCGTCAGCCGCAACCCGGCGCGGCCCGTCACCGAGGCGCACGACGTCACCTGGGCAGCGCGCCTGGTGGAGCACTGCATCGCCACCATGCTGCGGGAAGCCGATCGGCGCGTCGCCGACACCCCGGCGGAGAGCCGCGTGAAGAAAGTGCTCGAGGTGATCCGTGCCGCAGGGAGGATCAGCCGGAGCGACTTCGCGCGAAAGACCCAGTTCCTCACCCGGCACGAGCGCGAGGAGGCAGTGACCCTACTGCTGGAGAGCCGGCAGATCGCCCTCGTCGAAGTGCCGGGCGCGAAGGGGCCGGCCACAGGGTGGCTGTCGGCAGTGCCGGACCTTGAAGAGTTGGCCGAGATTGAAGGGAGGGCACGTGCAGGTGTCTGAAAACGCTACCAACCACTACTTTTCAACTCTTCACGCGCGCGCATATCGCGGACGGAAGGGTACGTGCGGGAGAACCCCGTTTGAAGAGTTGAATAGTAGTATATATAGAAATTATATAATTATATCAGCTCCCTACGGGACTCCCACCCCCCCACACGTCACTACTCTTCAAGGGCGGCATCCCAGGGGGCGGTCGTGAGCATCCCTGGCGCACCCCGTCCGCCACGGTCCAGCCTGCATCGCGCCGGCAGCCCCACCAGCACCGCAGACCTCGAAGCCATGCGTGCAGCTGCCTGGCACCGCCATGGCGTGGCCGCCCTGCCCATCCACGACATTACCGACCCCTGGCTGCGCCAGGCCATCACCAACGAAGCCACCCGCCGCTGGGGGCGTCGCAAGGAGGGACAGACCGATGGCCGCTAGGAAGAACCGCCGGAAGAGCCCTGTCATCCTGGAGGACCTGTCCAAGCCATCGCAGTGGCGGTTGCAGCATGGCTCCTTCTCCGAGCCAGTCCGTGAGCCAGACCCGGAGAGCGGCGTGCCCCGGGCGCATCGCTATGCCATCGACACGCTCGGCACCATGCTCGGTAACGGCACGATCACCGCCGAGATGCACGACGCGGGTGCGCTGTTCCGCCGGCACTTCCGTGCCGCCGCACTCGATCCGCTGCGTGGCATGTCGCTGCTCAAGATCCCGGGCGGCAGCGGCGACTCCCTCACCGAGCAGCAGCACTCCGGCCGGCGACGCGTGGCCGAGGCCATGGAAGCATTGGGCGGCTTCAACAGCGCCGGCGCATCCTGCGTCTGGCACGTGGTCGGCCTAGAATTCTCGATCACCGAATGGGCGCGCCGCCACGGGTGGGGTGGACGTCCGGTCGGCGCGACACAGGCCCAGGGCATGCTGGTCGTGGCGCTCGGTGTGTTGGCCGGTCACTATGGATTGACTCGATCCATCCAATAGGACGGAATTGATTCTTAGGTGACATCACGTCGCACTCCGCACCTCGAATGAACAATATCATGATGGCTAGCACAGCACAGAATAGACGCCCTCAACGGCTCATCTTAGACACCAATGTGTGGCGATACATCGTAGACGGTAATGCCATTCCAAACTTACTGAAACACACCCGAAAATATGATGTGGACATCCTAATCACACCTAGTGTTCTGTACGAAGCAATTAGGTCTGTAGATATTAATCTCCGCCAAAATCTTGTTTCTTCGATGACTATGCAGAAGTGGTGCCGCCTCATGCCTGAGGCATTTTCTGAAAGCCAAGAATTGTTGGAGGAAATTCGACGCGTTAGACCAGATTGGTTAAAAATTCCAAAGCAACCTCAGAAATTCATCCGACTGCGATATGATTGGAGTCGAAGGAGCGGAGGATTTTGGGATCGTGCACGATTTAATACTGACCAAGAGGCTTCTTATATTTTTATGAGCAACGGCGACCTGGAAATTGCACGCGAAGGGGCGCGCAACCGACGTGATGACTTGAAAAACTCGTCGTGGAAAGAGTCGCATCCATTGAAAGACGTGTGGGTCGATTTGCCTGTGCGCCCCGCGGGGTGGGCCAATAAGCCTGTTGAGGCCTGGCGAGCATTGGGTTGGATGGCGACAGGTAATGCCATATCGCGCGGGGATCATCCTTATCGTGAATGGCTATCAGACTTCGTTGATTTAGATAAGATTCAATTCGATTCGACAGGATGGGTCAAACTATGGCTTTCCGACATCGGTTTGCACAGAATGCCACGCGCTTGGCTTCGATGGGCATTTGAGCATTTACAACAGTTCAGAAAAGTCACCGATGGCGCGCCATGCGACGTTCAGCTCGCGACATACTTGCTCGATGCCGATTGTGTCGTTTCAGCCGACAAGACCTTCATCCAGTTGGTAGAGCGTGTCCGAACCGAGGCTCCGTTCACCATCGCTAGGGGCATATGCGTGCCAGGTGGCATTCCAGGGATAAAAGCGCTCTTTGAAGTGATGTCGACGTGCGGGCAGCGCTAAATCTGTCGAGCGCTACATCTTCGCACTCCCCAGCAAAACTGGGATCATGTAGTTTCTCGATAGTCGCTGTTGGTGGGCCACCGGCCCCGACGGCATTGAGCCTACCCAACCTGCATCGATCCCATGGTTCCTTCCTGGGCCGGATCGATGCGGGGGGACTGCGCGCGATAGACCCCTAGCGCCAGGTCTCAATTTTGGTGCGCGGTGCGCAGACACCACCAATCAGCCCGCGGAATTCCGCCACTTCTGACCGCGCCTTTCCGCGCGCGGTTCGCACTCACTGCAACCCGGATGTTCCCATGCCCGTACCCTGGATGGCCGCGAAGATCGTGCTGCGTCCGGTGGGGGAACTGCGCGCGCACGCCGGCAACGCCCGGCTGCATTCGGCAGAGCAGATCGACCAGATCAAGGCCAGCATGCTCGCCTTCGGCTTCACCAACCCGCTTCTGGTGGATGAGCATGGCGTGCTGATCGCCGGTCACGGCCGCCTCGAAGCGGCACAGGCGCTCGGCATCGCCAAGGTGCCGGTGGTCGTGCTGAAGCACCTGTCGCCGGCGCAGAAGGACGCCCTGCGGCTCGCCGACAACCGCATCGCCGAGAACGCCACCTGGGATCAGGCACTGCTGCGCGATGCGCTGGCCGGGCTGCAGCAGGCGGGCGAGCTCGATCTCGTGGCCATCGGCTTCTCGCAGGACGAGATCAGCGCGATCCTGGCCGCCGCGGACCAAGCCGTCACCGATGGCGATGCGCGAGACGAGCCGGAGAGCACCGATGTCGATGGGCCGGGTGCGACGGCGGCGGGCGGCGATGGCGACGACGAAGATCCCGCCGATGCCGCGCCGGAGCCGCCGCGCCAGGCTGTTGCCCGCGTCGGCGATGTCTGGTGCCTCGGGGATCATCGATTGGCCTGCGGCGACAGCACCGACCCGGCCATCATCGCCCGCCTGATGCGCGGCGAGGGAGCGGCGCTGCTGTTCACCTCCCCGCCGTATGGCAGCCAGAGGAACTACACCACCGGTGGCATCGGCGACTGGGATACGCTGATGCGCGGCGTGTTCCAGCACGCCGGCGAGGCCCTGCCCGCCGATGGCCAGATCCTGGTGAACCTCGGGCTCACCCATCGCGACAACGAGTGGCACCCCTATTGGCAGGGCTGGATCGAGTGGATGCGCACGATCGGCTGGCGTAGGTTCGGCTGGTATGTCTGGGACCAGGGTCCTGGCCTGCCCGGCGACTGGAATGGTCGCCTCGCGCCCAGCTTCGAGTTCCTGTTCCACTTCAACCGACAGGCCCGCAAGGCGAACAAGATCATCCCGTGCAAATGGGCCGGCGATCCGCTGCTGATGTCCGGACTGCGCCGGGCAGACGGCACGATGAGCGGCAACTCACATGAGGGGCGGCCGATCCAGGAATTCCGCATTCCGGACAACGTGGTGCGCATCACCCGGCACAAGGAGCGGGGCATCGAGGTCGAGCACCCAGCGGTGTTCCCGGTGAAGCTGCCGGCCTTCGTCATGGAGGCGTTCTCCCAGCCCGGCGACGTGGTGTTCGAGCCCTTCTCCGGGTCCGGGACCACCATCCTGGCCGGCCAGCGCACCGGACGAGTGATCCGGGCGATCGAACTGGCGCCGGCCTATGTCGATCTCGCCATCACGCGGTGGCGGCAGAACCATCCCGATCTGCCAGTCACCCTCGACGGCGACGGGCGGGGCTATGACGCCGTGGCCGCGGAACGCACCAAGGTGATGGAGGCCGCCGATGCAGCTTGATCTTGCTGTCATCTCCATGCCGGTGGCGTCGTTGGTGCCGTATGCCGCCAACGCCCGCACGCATTCCGATGCGCAAGTTGGCCAGATCGCGGCCTCCATCGCCGAGTTTGGCTTCGTGAACCCGGTGCTGGTCGATGCGGCGGGCGTGCTGGTCGCGGGCCACGGCCGAGTGCTGGCCGCGAAGCGGCTCGGCCTGGCCTCCGTGCCGGCGATCCGCCTGGCGCACCTGACGGAGGCGCAAGCCCGTGCCCTTCGGCTTACCGACAACCAGATCGCGCTCAACTCCGGCTGGGACGAGGCGCTGCTGGCGACTGAACTCGCGCGCATCCGGGAGGACGGCTTCGATCTTGCGCTGCTCGGCTTCGATCAGGCGGCACTCGACGCGCTGCTGGCCGAAGCTGGGCTGGATGGCGGTGCCGGCAACGGGACGGACGAGGACGCGCCGGCGCCGGAACCGCCGACTCAGCCGACGACGCGCCCCGGCGATCTGTGGCGGCTCGGGCGGCACCGCCTGCTCTGCGGCGACGCCACCAATGCTGCCGACGTGCAGCGCCTTCTGGCAGGAGCCAAGCCGCACCTCCTGGTGAGCGACCCGCCGTATGGGGTGGAGTACGATCCGACCTGGCGCAACGCGGCCGGCGTGTCCGCCACCGCCCGGGTGGGTCATGTGCCGAACGACCACCGCGCCGACTGGCGCGAAGCCTGGGCGCTGTTCCCCGGGGACGTGGCCTACATCTGGCATGCCGGGCGCAACTCACGCGTCGTCGCCGAGAGCTTGGAGGCCGCCGGCTTCGGCATCCGCTCCCAGATCATTTGGGCAAAGTCCCGGCTGGTGCTCGGGCGCGGCGACTATCACTGGCAGCACGAGCCCTGTTTCTACGCCGTCCGCGACGGCAAGACCGGTCACTGGCAGGGGGCGCGGGATCAGACGACGCTATGGACAGTTGCCACCGCCAGCGGCGACGAAGACGCGGCCACGGTGCATGGCACCCAGAAGCCAGTCGAGGTGATGCGCCGGCCGATGCTGAACAACAGCGAGCCGGGCCAGGCGGTGTATGAGCCGTTCTGCGGCAGCGGCACCACGGTCATCGCCGCCGAGACAGCGGGGCGGGTGTGCCTGGCGATGGAGATCAGCCCCGACTACTGCGACGTGGCGGTGCTGCGCTGGCGGGCCTTTGCCGGCGAGCCCGCTATCCTTGAGGGAGAAGACCGGACGTTCGACGACATTGCCTGCCTCCGGACCGCCTGACGTCTGTTCAGGCGGTGTCCTTCAGCCGAGATGGCCACCTGGGATGCCGATCGTCGACGATCAGGGCATGCCGATGGCGGTAGCGGCCATTACCAAGGAGCACGACATCTCCTGCATCGCGCAGGTGCGGATCGTCTTCCCCTGCTGCGACATGCTCATGCTCGACCTCTTCGGGATCATCAGCTGGCCAGAGCCATGCCGCACCGGACGTGCCGACTAGGGCAAGGAGTGCCAAGGCGGCGAATGCGACGGGAATGCCGGGACCGGCCCCCAGCCAACCTGCCAATGGATAGGTCAAGAGCCAGCAGGCGTGGCTGAGCGCGAACTGGGCTGCGAAAAGAGCAGGCCGATCGCCAGGATGCGCCGATCGGCGCAGGAGGCGCCCTGAGGGGGTCAGCACCAAGCCGTTGCCGATGCCGAGCACGAACCATAGCGGCAGAAGTATCGCCCAGTGACCGGCAGCCCATGGACCAACTGCCATTCCGAGTATCAAGAGGGTCGCGCCCATGAGCATTGCCGCCCGATCCGGGGCGTGCATCAGGAGTCGAGGCAGGATCAGTGCCGCGACGATGGAGCCCGCCCCATAGCTCGCGAAGGTGAAGGCGACTTCCCTGTCGGTCAGGCCAAGCCCTCCGCGGACTACCACCACGGTATTGACGATGACCATGGCCCCCGCCGCCGCGACGGCAAGATTGAATGCCAGCAACCCGCGCAGCCGAGGCGTCGCCAGGTAGATGCGCGCGCCTCGGGTCACGCGCCGCCATGCCCCCTCTTCCTCGATTGCCGGCTTCGGCGAGGGGAGGAGGACTGTGATCACCAGCGCCGCCGATGCAATGAAGCCGAGGACCGTTCCTGCAAACAGCCAATGAAACCCGATGACGCTCAGCAGCGCGGCCGCCAGGAGCGGGCTGACCAGTGCTTCCGTGTCGTAGGCGAGGCGGGAAAGCGACAGCGCCTTGGTATATTCCGCCTCGTCAGGTAGCACGTCTGGAATCGTGGCCTGGAATGTTGGCGTGAACGCTGCCGATCCACATTGCAGGATTGCGATCAGCACATACACCTGCCAGATCTCTGTCACGAACGGCAACGCGACTGCGACCAGCGCCCGCATAAGGTCAAGCGCGACCAGCAAGGTCCGCCTGGGCACGAGATGGGTGAAGGCTCCCGCCACGGGCGCGACGGAGACATACGCCACCATCTTGATTGCCAGGGCGGTGCCCAACACCGCACCCGCATCGGCCCCAGCGAGTTCAAAGGCCAATAGCCCAAGCGCCACTGTGGCGAGCCCTGTTCCGAGCAGAGAGAGGAGTTGGGCAGCATAGAGGTGCCGATATGTCCGATCGGTCAGTGGCGACAGCATGGATGGGCCTCTCCCTGGTCGCGCCTCTCACAAGGCATGGTGCAAACCAGCCGCTTAAGGACGAACACTGGCACCACGATCTACGGGCGCGCGCCGCTTTCCGACAAGGCTGAGTACGGTGATGGCGCCAGCGACAGGCAACATCCAGTCTTGTGGCATCGCCAGCAGGACGGCCGCTGACCCGCCACTTCGCCCGTCAGTGTGCCGACAACCGCAGGCTGACTGCAACGCACACCGAGGCCCGTCATAGTTGGAGGCTTATTGCGGTGAGGCGTTGCTTTTCGTGAACTTATCGAGGAGGAATGCCGCCGTCTGCGGTAAGCAAACGGCGGCGTCGGGCGAGGGTCGTTGTCAGTGGGCGATGGCGTAAACGGTGTAGGAGCCCTTCGCCCCCTCCTTGTTGGGCCCGACCATCCGCACTCGCTCCAGGGTGCTGACCTGAACACCCTTCTTCTTCAACCCGGCCAGGAAGCCGCGGACCGTATGGCTGGCCCAGCCGGTCGCCTCGGCGATCTGCGCGACCGTGGCGCCTTCCTCTCGGCGCAGCATCTCCAACACCGCCTGCTGCTTTGTGCCCTCGCGCGGCTTGCGCGGGGCGCCGGGGTTGCTGGCGGGGCGGCCCGACTTGGTGGCCAGGGCGGCGCGAAGGGCATCCATCGGGGCCTCGAGGGCTGCGATGATGTCCGACTCGCGGTTGGCCTCATTCATCCAGGCGGCCAGCACCGCCGCGGCGGCGTCGCGCAGGCTGGCGCGCGGGGCGGGCACGGGTGCGCCCTGGGCGGCTTCCAGGGCGTCGGCCACCGCGAGGGCTTCTGCCAGCACCGAAGCCGCGTCCGGCGCCGTGGGCGCGTCCGTGGCGGGGGTGTCAGTCTCGTCGTCCTCGGCCGGCTCGCTGCCCGGGGGGGCCATGTTCAGAGCGCGGAAGCCGTCGTCGGTCATGCGAAGCCCTATGCTGCAGCGCAGGTCGGCGTCGCTCTCGTCCGTCCGCCACGCCAGGGGGTGATTGAGTGCGACCGCGTCCTCGATCAGCAGCCCCTGCTTGAGCAGGCTGCGCACCACCGCGTTGCGCGCGGCGGCGAGCAGGTGGTTGGGGGGCTCGACCAGCCGGTCGTCGCGGGTGGCGGCCTTGTTGAGTAGGACCAGGGCGGTGTCGGAAAGCTTGGCCATTGGGGTTCTCCCTCTCGCGCCCCTGACCACCAGGGGCTGCTACTGCCTGGAGCCCCGCCGGGCGGAACCCGGTCGGGGCGGTGGCGGAGGGAGGCGCGTCAGTCGGCGGTGCTGGCCTCGATCTCGGCGTGGATGGCGAAGCCAGTGAGGTAGGGCAGCCCGCGGGGGATGCCGGTCTCGTGGGCGGTGCGGGCGCTGATGCGCCAAGCCATCCACCGCGCGGTGGCGGCCTCGATCGCGTCCGCGATCACCTTGCCCGTGGCCAGCTCGTTGGCGACGTCGTCGGCGAACTGGCGGCCATGGCGGCTGTCCAGGAAGGCGGCCACCGTCTCGGCGGGGAGCTGCGTGGCGTCGCTGATGGTGTTGATGGCGATGGGCCAGGCGATCTCGGGGTCACCCTGGTGGTTGATCGTGCCGTAGAAGCCCCAGTCCTTGTTCTTGCTCTTGGGGGCGGTGTTGTTGCTGGCCATCTGTGCTGCTCCTGCCTGGCGGGGCTTGGTCCCCTGCGCGTGATGGACACTTCGCGCTGGGGCGCGGCAGAGCCAACTCAGAATGTGCGCAGAATGATTGCTATCTGCGGCGCTGGCCGATCACATCGTGACGCAGGCAGCATCATCGCTTGATCGAGCGGCGGGAGGTCGCCGCCATGCCGGAATTCACCCCGTCCACGCGAGAACTGGCCCGCCGCATCGGCGTCACTGAGACCGCCCTGCGCAAGGCAGAAGCCAAGGGCCGCATCGAGCGCGAGCCGGATGGCCAGTGGGATGTGGAGAAGACCCGCCGCCGGATGATCGAGACCGCGGACCCGGTGCGGTCGCCCCTGGCCGGTGCGGTGGGGGCTGGCACGACGCAGGCCGGGTTGTCGGGCGATGCCACGCCCTATGCCCGGCTGCGCGTTGCCCAACTGGCGCTCAAGGTTGAAGCCCAGCGCATGGCGCTGGATGAAGACAAAGGCCGGCTGCTTGACGCGGCGGCGGCCAATGCCGCCATCGACGAGATTGCCGGCGCCATGCGGGACGCGCTGCTGAACTGGCCCGCCCGGGTGTCCGGCCTGATCGCCGCCGACCTCGGGGTGGAGCCGCACCTGGTGCAGACCGTGCTGCAGCAGCACGTCGCCGATCTATTGACGGAGGCCGCAGATCGCTTCGATCCCCCAGGCCTCGGAAACCGCGGCGCGGACCGCTGAGCATGTCCGGCGTCGCGCAGGCGCCATGCTGCGTCCACCGCCGCAACTCACAGTCAGCCAATGGGCCGATCAGCACCGGGTGCTGAGCACCCGCGCCTCGTCGGAGCCGGGGCCGTGGCGCACATCGCGGACCCCATATCTCCGGGACATCATGGATGCGCTCTCCGCGGTGCATCCCGCCCGGCGCGTGGTGTTCATGAAAGGCGCGCAGGTCGGCGCTTCCGAAGGGGGCAATTGCTGGTTGGGCTACATCATGCACCACGTCCCGGCGCCGGTGCTGGCGGTGCAGCCAACCGTGGAACTGGCCAAGCGGTTCAGCCGGCAGAGGATCGATCCCCTGTTGGAGGAGACGCCCGCCCTGCGCGAGCGGGTGGCGCCGGCGCGGGCCAGGGACAGCGGCAACACCATGCTGTCCAAGGAGTTCCCGGGCGGCATTCTGGTGCTGACCGGCGCCAACTCGGCGGTGGGGCTGCGCTCGATGACGGCGCGGTTCCTGTTCCTCGACGAGGTCGATGCCTATCCCGGCGACGTCGAAGGAGAAGGCGACCCCATCGCTCTGGCCGAGGCCCGCGCTCGAACCTTCGGCTGGCGGCGCAAGGCGTATCTGGTCTCGACACCGACCATCGCCGGGCGCAGCCGGATCGAGCGGGAGTATCAGGCCAGCGACCAGCGGCGGTTCTTCGTGCCGTGCCCGCACTGCCATGCGATGCAGTGGCTTCGGTTCGAGCGGCTGATCTGGGAGAAGGGCAACCCGGCCTCAGCGGTCTATCACTGCGAGGCCTGCGACACGCCGATCGGCGAGCACCACAAGACGGCGATGCTGGCCGACGGCGAGTGGCGCGCGACGGCGGAGGCGTCCGACCCGCACACGGTCGGTTACCACATCTCGGCGCTCTACTCGCCGGTAGGCTGGCTTTCGTGGGAGCAGATCGCGCGGGACTGGGAGGCGGCGCAGGGCAAGGCGGAGGACCTCAAGACCTTCCGCAACACCGTGCTGGGCGAGACCTGGCAGGAGCACGGCGAGGCGCCCGATTGGGAGCGGCTGGTCGAGCGGCGGGAGGATTTCCCGCTCGCCACCGTCCCACCGGGCGTGCTGGTGCTCACCGCCGGAGTTGACGCGCAGGACGACCGCATCGAGGTCGATGTGTGGGGCTGGGCCGAGGGATACACGTCCTGGCTCATCGACCATGTGGTGATTGCCGGCAGTCCGCGGGAGCGGGCGCCGTGGGACGAGCTGGCGAAGCTACTGGCGCGGGACTGGCCACGCGGCGGAGGCGGGATGCGCATCGCCAAGGTCTGCGTCGACACCGGCGGCCGGGACACGGCGTCGGTCTATGGCCACCTGCGCCATCTCCGGGATCCGCGCATTGCGCCGACCAAGGGCGTGGAGGGCTGGAACCGAGCACAGCCGGTGCAGGGACCGACGCTCGTGGACGCCCTGGTGAACGGCCAGAAGTTGCGCCGCGGGTTGAAGCTCTGGACGGTATCGGTCTCGACCTGGAAGGCGGACCTGTATCGCCGGCTCTGGCTCGGACGCGGCGACGCGGACGAGTTCCCCGAGGGTTGGGTGCATCTGCCGCGGGGGATTGAAGTCGAATGGGTGAAGCAGCTGGTCGCCGAGCAACTGCGCTCGACAAAGGACCGGCGAGGCTTCGCCCGGCAGGAGTGGTCGAAGCTCCGGGAGCGGAACGAGGCGCTGGATTGCGCGGTGCTGGCGCGCGCCGCGCTATGGCTGCTCGGTGCCGATCGCTACGGCGAGCGGTTCTGGCAGCGGTTGCGGGAGGAACTGGCTGATGCTCCGGTGCTGGTGCACCAGCTTCCCGCCGCTGAGAAGCAAGCAGTGCCGGCCCCGCTGGCACCCAGCAACGCGCAGCCGATGCGACCGCGCAACTGGCTTGGTGCTCGCTCCGGCTGGCTGCGCTGAGGAGCACCATCATGAACCCAGATGCACTGGCGTGGGCCATCGCCCAACCCATCGGCAACCGCTGGCGCGGCCTAGTCGATGCCTACACCGGCGGCACCACCCGCGTCACCTTCGAGGGCCGCACCGTCGAGTATCGGTCGCTTGCCGAGATCGCCCAGGCGCTGGCCGCCGGCTATGCCGCCGAGAACCAGGCGCAACGCCGTCCCTGCGTGACCCTGGCCCGCTTCACCCGCGACGGCGGCTGACTGACTGGAGACCACCGCATGTCGGAGGACGATGTCGCGCAGAAACTCGCCGTGCACGAGGCAATCTGCGCCGAGCGCTGGAAGCAGGCCGAGGGGCGTCTCAAGCGGATCGAGCTCGTGCTGATCGCCATCGTCTTCCTGCTGCTGCTCGGCGAAGACACGGCGCTCGAGGTCGTGAAGCGACTCGTGGCGAAGTAGGGGACGAGATAGCGGCATCAGCCGCGGAACAAGTACTTCAACAGCGCCGCAATGGCCACGATGATTAGGATGAGGACGAGGATACCCACAAGGCCCATTCCCCAACCCGCATGGCCGTCCATCATCTGATACATTTCGATCCATCTCCGGGCGCTGAGTTGAGGTCTGACTGTGAGCAGCACAGGACCCGACGGCAAGAATATTTCTGTGCTCTCGATGAACACTTTCACCGGAGGCGAGATGACCCTCTCTTGCGCTGGCGGGCTTCCATGAGATCAGGAATGAGCGGACGCCTCCGCGAGGCCTGGCGCGCTCTGCGTGGCTACGCTGCAGCCCAGGACGCCCGCGCGTCCACCTGGGCGGCCTCCGGTGGCAGCGCCAACAGCGAGGTGGCGAGCGCATCGAGCACCATTACCCGCCGCGCCCGCGATGCCGTCCGGAATGACCCCTACGCCGCCCGTATTATCGACCTCTGGACCGGCAACGCCGTCGGCGCCGGTATCACCACCCGCTGGCCCGACAAGAAGCACGCCGATGCCTGGCGGCGATGGGCCGAGAGCACCGCCTGCGACGCCGAGGGACGACTCGACCTCTATGGGCTGCAGGCGCTGGTGATGCGCTCCGTGGTCGAGAGCGGTGAATGCCTGGTTCGGCTGCTCACCAGCGAGCCGACATCCGTCAACCCCATTGGCCTGCGGTTGCAGGTGCTGGAGAGCGACCATCTCGACGCCAGCCGGACCGGCACGATCGGCGGCGCTATCACTGTGCAGGGCATTAGCCTCGATGCCACCGGCGCACCGGCAGCGTACTGGCTGTTCCCGCAGCATCCGGGCGCCAGCTGGTATCTGGCTGGCATGAGCCAGAGCAGCGTGCCGATCCCTGCCAGCGAGGTACTGCACATCTATCGCAAGCGCAGACCCGGTCAGCTACGCGACGTGTCCTGGCTGGCACCGATCTTGCTGCGGCTGCGCGACCTCGGCGACTACGAGGCCGCCCTGTTGATGAAGGCCAAGATCGAGGCGTGCCTCGCCGCCGTGGTGACGGAGGAGGGTGATGAGGTGCTCACCGGTCCCGCGGCGGGTCTGCTGAAGGACGCGCAGGGCCGCACGGTAGAAGCCTTCGAGCCGGGGATGATCCTGTATCGCCGCGGCAGCGGCAGCGTCGAAGTGGTCAACCCATCCGGCGGTGGCAGCCACACCGCCTTCGCGCGGCGGGCGCTGGAAGCGGCCTCGGTCGGCGCCGGACTGACCTACGATCAAGTGTCCGGCGACCTCACGGCCGCCAACTACTCCAGCCTGCGGGCGGGCAAGATCGAGTTCCGCCGGCTTTGCGAGCAGGTGCAGTACGGCATGCTGATCCCGATGCTGGTGCGGCCCATCGCCGACCGTTTTCATCAGCAGGGTGCGCTGCTGGGCCTTTGGGGCGCGGAGATGCCGCCCGATTTCGCGCATGTCCCACCGGCGCACGAGATGATCGATCCGCTGAAGGACACCACGGCGTTGATCGCCCAGGTGCGCGCCGGCTTCGTGCCGCAGCCCGAGGCTGTGGGCTCCTTCGGCTACGACTTCCGCCAGGCGGTGGAGATGATCCGCGAGGCCAATGGACTGCTCGACGACGCCGGTATCTCGCTCGACAGCGATCCCCGCCGCGTCGCCAAGTCGGGATCCGCGCAGGACGCGGCCCAAATGGCGGCCATCGAGATCGCCGCGACAGGTGCCGCGATGCCGGCGCAGACGCAGGCCCCGCAACCTCAAGGCTGACACCATGACCGAACCCATCGAACCGGGCGGGAGCGATCCCGCACCGGTGACGACGCATGCCAATCGACTTCCCACCGATGGGCAGTCGATCACCGCCGCCCGCGCTCTCTCGGCACCGGCGACCGTCAACCGCGCCGCGCGCACCGTCGAGGTGGTGTGGTCCACAGGCGCCCGTGCCCGCAACTTCGTCCCACCCCTTGGCCTGATCACCGAGGAACTCGACATGTCGCCCAACGCGGTGCGCATGCAGGGGCTGCGAGATGGCGGGACCCCGGTGCTCAACACCCACCGCAGTGGTGATGCCCGCGACGTCGTGGGACGCGTGATCGCCGCGCGGCTGGAAGCCGGCCGCGGCATTGCCACGCTGCAGTTCTCGTCCGCGGCCGATGTCGAGCCGCTGTGGCAGCGCATCGCCGACGGCACGCTGCGCAGCGTCAGCGTCGGCTATCGCGTGCACCGCTACGAGCCGATCCCGGATTCGGTCGCCGGCACCGTACATCGCGCCGTCGATTGGGAGCCCTACGAGATCTCCGTTGTCCCGCTGCCGGTCGATCCAGCCGCCGCCGTGCGCGGCGCCAGTGACACCCCGCCCATGCCGGCCATCGAGCCGGTCATCCCCGATCCCGCCCTCACGATCACCCAGGAGACGACCATGCCGGACCCGGCAGACGCCGCGCCGACCACCACTGCCACTGGCCAGGAGGCCAATCCGACCATGCCCCCCAACACTGCGACTGCACCCACGGCGTCGGCGGCCCCGGCCACGACGTCGCCCCCGGCGCCCGACCTCGATGCCATCCGTGCCGAGGCCGATCGCGCTGCCACCGAGCGCATCGCCAGCTATGACCCCGTGCTCACCGCCGCCCGCGGCCTGCTGCCGGACGAGCAGATCGATGCCCAGCGCCAGGCCGCCATCCGCGAGCGGATCTCCACTGACGTGCTGCGGGGCCGGTTGTGGGATGCCTTCGCCCGGCAGGGGCGGAGCACGCCGCCGACGCTGCCGGCCAATCCGGCTGCAGGTCCGGGCGCCCAGGACCCCGAGAGCGTCCGCGACGCCATGGCCGAGGCGCTGGCCGTGCGCGCCATGCCCGGCTACCAGCCGGCCGGCGGGGCAGCGGGACGCCACAGCGAGTTCCTCGGCTGGCGCCCCTCCGACATGGTGCGGGAACTGCTGACGCTGCGCGGCGAGCGCCAGGTGCCGCGCGATCCCGTCCGTCTCGCCGAGCGTGCCTTCCACACCACCAGCGACTTCCCGGCCCTGCTCTCGGCCGCGGCCAACAAGATGCTGCTCGCCGCCTACGCGCCGGCCGCCCCCAGCTACCGCCAGGTCTTCCTGCGGCGCGACTTCCGCGACTTCAAGCCGCACCGCCACCTGCGGATCGGCGACTTCCCAGTGCTCCAGCCGCTGCTGGAGAACGGCGAGATCCAGGCCGGTACCATGTCCGAGAGCCAGGAGATCGTGCTGCTGCAGACCTTCGCCCGGCGCATTCGCGTGACCCGGCAGATGCTGGTCAACGACGACCTGGGTGCGTTCACCGATTTCGCCGCGATGATCGGCCGGCGCGTCGCCGACTTCGAGAATGCCACCGCCTATGGGCTGATGAACCTCGCCAACGGCGACGGTCCGACGTTGCTCACCGGCAGCGCACCGGTGTTCGCCACCGCGGCGACGCGGGCCAACAAGGCGGCCTCCGGCACGGCGCTGGACGAGACCAACATCGGCAAGGGCCGCGAGGCGATCATGAAGCAGCGCTCGCTCGACGGGCTGCCGATCGCGCTCGGCCGCAGCATGCGCGTGCTGGTGGGGCCGGCGCTCGAACTCGCGGCGCTGAGGCTGACCACCTCGATCACCCCGGCGAACTCCGGCAGCGTGAACCCCTATGTCGGGCTGCTGCAGCCGGTGGTGGAGCCGCTGATCCCGGCCAACCGCTGGTATCTCTTCGCCGAGCCCCCGACGACGCCGGTCTATGTCTACGGCTACCTCAATGGCGCCGAGGGGCCGCAGGTCACCACCGGCCCCGTCTCGGGCGTCGATGGCGTCGAAGTGTCGGTGATCTTCGACTTCGGGGTGGGTGCCATCGACTGGCGCGGCGCCTGGTTCAACCCCGGCACCTGAGCCTGCGCCGGCAACGCCCGGCTGATCCTCATCTCCATCCTCATCGTCACGCGGACGGGCGGCCTTCGGGTCGCCCGTCGCGTTTTCGGAGTGTCTCAGCATGAAGAACTTCGTCCAGCCGGGCCTCTCGGTCTCGCTGCCCATGCCGTACGACCGCACCTCTGGCCAAGGCGTGCTCGTCGGTGCCCTGTTCGGTGTCGTCGCGGTCGATGCGCTTTCCGGTGTCACCGCCGATGTCGCGGTGAACGGCGTGTTCGATATCACCAAGGAGGCGCCGCTGGTGATTGCCGTCGGCGCCCGGGTGTTCTGGGACAATACCAACCGCCGGGTCACCACCACCGCCACCGGCAACGTCGCCATCGGCCATGCCGTCGCCGCTGCGGCGTCGGCCGACACCACGGTGCGGGTCCGTCTCTCCGGCTCCACCGCGGCAGGCACCTGACGCCGCCTCACCTCAGGAACCCCGCCATGACCTATCTGATCGCCCGCTTCCGCGAGGCCAGCACCTATGGTGCGCTCACCGGCGTCTTCGCCGCGCTCGGCCTGCATTTCGATCCCGGCGTGATGCAGAACATCACCCTCATCGGCACTGGCATCGCCGGCCTGCTCGGCATCCTGCTCCGCGACCGGGGGGCCGGCGCATGATGACGGCCCGCGACAAGGCCCGGCTCGCCGGCGTGCATCCCGACCTGGTGGCCGTCGTCGAGGCGGCGCGCCAGCTTCTGCCCTTCATCGTGGTGGAGGGGATGCGCACGCGCGAGCGCCAGGCCCAGCTGGTGAAGGCCGGCGCCAGCCGAACGATGGACAGCCGCCACCTCACCGGTCACGCCGTCGATCTCGCCCCGACGGTGGCAGGCAAGGTCCGCTGGGATTGGCCGTTATTTTTTCCTATGGCCAAGGCGATGAAGGACGCGGCCCAGGCCCGCGGCGTTGCCCTGGTCTGGGGTGGCGACTGGCCGAAGTTCCGCGACGGTCCGCACTTCGAACTCAACCGCGATGCCTATCCGGCGGGGAGGGGCTGATGTCGGCCTTCGCCTCCATGTTGGCCGCTGTGCACGCTGACACCAACATCGGCACGCCGGCCGACTTCCGCCGCCCGCCCGGCCCCTGGGTGCCGGCCCGCGTCGTTCTGTCCCGGCCGACCGACACCATCGGCGGGCTGGGCGGCATCGCGACCCGGGCCGGCAGCCTGGCCGCCGCTCTCCTGGCCGGCGACATCGCGCCGCTCGTGCCGCGGCGGGGCGATGAGCTGCTGCTCGACGGCAGGGTGCGCAGCATCGAGACCGCCGAACCCGACCCGCTCGGCCTGTCCTGGCGCCTGGTCCTGTCCGATCTGCTCTCCGAGGCCGCGCCCGACCCGGTGATCGGCGCCATCCGCTACGATGCCTGGGACGTGCCGTCCTCCGGCCTGACCCAGGCGGAACAGGCCGCGCTGTCGCAGACGGGCTTCACGCACCGTGCGCCCTTCTGGGCCGCGGTCGCTGGCAGCAGCGTGACCCTCCCGGCGGCGACCCAGGCGCGCATGGACGCCGAGATCGCCCATGCGGCCGCCGCGGGCCTTGCCTTCTGGGCCTTCCTCGGCTGGGACCCGTCCACCCCGGAGATCACCGCGCTGAACCTCTACCGGTCGAGCAGCCGGCGCGGCGACATCGGCTTCTGCATGATCGAGAACATGCAGGGCCTTTACTATCTCGGGACCTGGCTGCCGAACGTCGCCCGCACGATCGCGCTCATGGCCGAGCCCGGCTACCGGAAGGTCTTCGGCACCCGCCCGCTGCTGTTCATCAACTCCATGTCCGATGCCGACATCATGGCGCGCTTCGGCAGCATGGACGCCACCGCAACGGTGCTCGACGGCATCCGCGAGCACTGCGTCCTCGCGGGTGTGGGCGACCCCTACATCGTCATGATGGACGGGTGGCACACCCGCGCCGCCGCCCTGGCCGGCTATGGTGCCGATGCCGCCTCGTCCTATGCCGCGATCGGGCAGATCGCCGCGCCGACGCCCTACATCTCCCTGATGGCCGCGGCCGAGCAGTGGCGCATCGATGCCGCGGCGCTGGGCGTGGATGTGGTGCCGCCGCTGACCTTCGGCTGGGACTACCGGCCGCGCATCGGCGGACCGCCCGCCTGGTTTGGCGCCGCGGCGACCGGCGATCCCAACGCCCACTGGCTGCCGCCGACCCCCGACGAGATCGCACGGCATGCGGCCGATGCCGTCGCATGGCTGCGCGCCAACGAACCTGCCGCTCCGGCGCAGATCGCGATTGCCTATGCCTGGAACGAGTTCAGCGAGGGCGGCTGGCTCTGCCCGACCTTCCTGGCCGGGGAGCCGGCCGGCGACACCGCGCGCATCGCCGCCCTGGCGACCGTCCTCAAGCGATAGCCGCCCCCCGCAAGGAGACCCCCATGCTGATCCGCTTCACCATGCCCTGCGTCCTGGGCACGACCGAGTACGCCTCCGACGCGGAGGCAGATCTGCCGCCCGAGGTGGCCAACATGGCGCTGATGCTGGGACGCGGCGTGCGCGCGATGCCGGAGCCACAGTCTGCGCCGCCGCAGTCGGCACCGGAGGAGCCGACCGCCGCCACCCCGGTGCCCGATGAGAGCGCCGGGGCAGAGCAGACCTGACGGACGCCGCATCCCATGGCGACCCCCCTGCGCGAGGCGGCGCTCGCTGCCGTCGCGGCGCGGCTGCGCGCGCAGATGCCCGACGTGGCGCTCGATCGCGCCCGGCGCAGCGCCATCGATGCCGATCGCGAGCGCCTGCCGCGCCTCATCCTGCGCGGCGAGGACATCGAGGCCGACGACACCCAGGAGCCCGGCCGCACGCACTACCGGATCGGCTTCGCGGTCGTCGCCGTCACGCGCGCCGGCTCGGACCTGGACCTCGAACAGGCGCTGTCATCGCTGCACGCGCGCATCGTCGCCGCCCTGGCCGGCTGGGTGCCGGACATCTGGGGTCTCGGCGACGTGGCCGAGCAGGGCGCGGAGTTCGTCCTCTACGACGCCGAGGACAGCGCCAAGCCGGCCGGCGAGTGCGTCGCGCGCTTCTCCATGCGCGCCGAGGCACCGAGCGGCAGTGCCACCCTCTGACCCCGTCCTCTGTCGCCTCCCATCCCCTGGCGTTGAAAGGCCCGGCCCATGACCACCTCCACGGTTCGCTCCAAGTTCGCGGCGTTCGCGGTGAAGCTCGAAACCCTGCCGGGCCAGGACGCCATCGGCGGCACCCCGGCAACCGGCGACTGGGTGCTCGGCGAGATCGAGTGGGACTACGATCCGCAGACGATCGAGAACCCGGAGATCACCGGCAGCCTCGATCGCGCACCGGGGATCGTCGGCGGGCTGCGCCCGAGGTTGCGCATCCGGGTGCCGCTGCGCGGCTCCGGCGGCTCCATGCCTCCGCCGGACTGGGGCAAGCTGATGCAGTGCTGCGCCTACAGCGAGACGTTGACCCCGGCACCGATCGGCGCGCCGACGGCCGCCGTCGCCGGCACCCAGCTTTCCATCACGGCGGGCGCGCCCTTCGGCACCACCCCGAACCAGTATCGCGGCATGCCGCTGCTGGCCTCCGGCGACCAGACCTTCACCACGGCGATCATCGGCTACACCGGCGCCAAGGTGATCTTCCTCGGGGAAATGCGGGCCGTGGCCCCCACCACCGCCACCCTGATCCAGATCCCGGTGCACAATCTCTACGCGCCGACCTCGGACGAGGCGGTCTACAAGACCTGCACCATCTATGCCTATGTCGACGGCTACAACTGGCGGTTCGGCGGATGCGTCGGCACCTGGTCGCTGGAACTGACCACCGGCGGCATCGGCATGCTGACCTTCGAGATGCGCGGCCAGATGCTCGCCAAGACCGGCGCCGCGCTGCCCACCGGATGGAACACCGTCATCCGCCCGGCCGCGCCGCGCTTCGTGGCCGGGCGCGCGCAGCTCAACTACGTCCTCGCGCGGTGTCGCAGCCTGACCTTCAACGCCGGCGTCGGCGTCACCCTGCCCGACAACCCCGAGGCCATCGAGGGCTACGATCCCGCCGTGCCGATCGAGCGCGCCAGCGGCGGCAGCATCGACCCCCTCAAGGACACCGTGAACGGCACCCAGCTCTACGACAATTTCCGCTCCGGCGCCGGCATGTCGCTGTTCGCGGTCGTGGGCAGCATGCCGGGCAACCGCTTCATCATCACGGCACCCAATGTGCGCGCGCAGGGCATGCGCCATGGCCAGCGCGAGGGGTTGATGACCGACGAGATCCCCTTCGCCTGCAGCGGCGTCGACTCTGCGCTGTACCTCGCCGCCTTCTGATCCCCCACCCCGGAGCCCATCATGGTCCCTGTCTTCACCCGGCGCGAGGCCGAGCGCTTCACGCCGCCCGGCTCGCCGCGCACGTACATCCTGGCCCCGCTCACCTTTCGCGAGCGGCAGGCCTTCCGCGCCGAGATGGCGCGCGAGGGCGGGCTCTATCCGCCGCGCGCGCAGCTTCTCGACGCGCTGCGCGAGGCGGTGCGCGAGGCCTCGCCCGGCAACGCCGACGAACTGGTCGCGCATATCGACGCGGCCGAGGCCGATCCCGACGGCGAGGACCGCGCGGTGCAGCAGCGCCTCGCCACGATCGAGGCGGCCTGCGCCGGCATCCCGGTCTATGCCACGCTGATCGCGGCGCGGCAGCGCTATGCCGGCATGCTGCCCTGGGTTGCCGCCCGCCATGCGCTGCGCGGCTGGGAGGGCGACGGGCTGCCGCCCTTCCTGCGCCAGGGCGGCACGGTCCCGGCCGATCTGCTCGACCTGCTGCCGGGCGACGAGATCGAGGCGGTGGGAAACCGCGCGGCCGAACTGATGCAGCCGGACCGGAGTGCGGAGGGAAACTCCGCACCGCCCTCGTCCTCGCCCGTGATCCCCTGATCTGCCAGGGCGGTCTGCGTCCACCCGAGGGCGGCGACTGGATCGTCGCAGGTCAGGTCTGGGCGGAGAATCCACGCATCGTCTTGGACGGCGCCTGGGCGGCCTTCGTGCGACTGTGGGCGTCCTGCCGCGCCGGCATGGGCGGCATCGCCTGCTGGCCGGATGCGGGCGGCGTGGCCGACCAGGCGGCCTGGGTGGTCGATGCTTTCGCCACCCTGGGGGCCATCGACGCGGACCTCGACGAGGACGAGCGGCGGCGCCGCGGAGGCTGACATGGCCATTGCGCCCCCAGGGATCGGCACCACCACCCGCGCCGGCATCCGCGCGGCGATGGATGCGGAGATCGTCGCCATCGCCGCCGGACTGCGCCAGGCGGTGGCGCGCACCGGCCGGCAGGTCCAGCAGGAACTGCGCGCCCAGGCGCGGGCGGGCGGCTTCAAGGATGGCGGCCGGGCGATCGCCAATGCGTGGCGCCTGCGCATCTATCCCGCCGAGGGCACGGCCCCGCGCACGTGGCGGCCGGCGGCGCTCGTGCATTCTAACGCGCCCGAGATCGCCGACGCCTTCGACAAGGGCGTGCCCATCGTGGCCAAAGGGCAGCGCTGGCTCGTCTTCCCGACCGCCTGGAATGCGCGGCAAGGCCGTCGCGGGGCCTCGTCGCGCGGCGGGGTGCGGGTGACCCCGGCGCAGATGATGGCGGCCAAGGGCGACGCCTTCGTGATCCGCTCGAAGTCCAATCCCGCGGTGCGCCTCTGGTGCCTGCGCGTGCGCGAGGCGCGCGGCCTGTCGCGCCGCGCGCGCAACCGCATCCGCCTCTGGGCCGGGCCGGCGGAGGTGCTCACCGGCAACCGCAAGGGGCGCCAGCAGGCCGCGCGCGACCTGCTCGACCGGGGGTTCGTGCCGATGTTCCTGCTGATGAAGCGCGTTGCCGTGCGCAAGCGGCTCGACATCGAAGCCGTGCGGTCGCGGGCGGGCGGGATGTTCGCCGCCAATGCCATCGCCGAACTGCGGCGCGGAGGCGGTCCGGGATGAGCGGCAGCGCGCGCAACGTCTCGATCCGCGTCTCGGCCGAGGAGGTCGATTCGGCGCGGGCGCGCCTGGAAGCGCTCGGCGACGTGGGCGACCGCGCGCTGCGCCGGGTGGAGACCGCGGCCCAGGCGGCGGCCAACGCCTTCGCGGGCGTGGCCCGCCCGGCGGATGCCGAGGCGGTGCGCCGCCGCGGTGAGGACATCGCCGCCTATGGCGTCGAGCTCGACCGGCTGCGCGGCAAGTTTGACCCGCTCTTCGCCGCGCAGCAGCGCCACAAGGCCCTGCTTGAGGAGATCGGCCGCGCCGAGCGCGTCGGCGCCATCGATGCCGTCACCGCCGCCGGCGCGCGGGACAAGGCCACACGCGGGTATCTTGACAGCACCGCAGCCTTGCGCGGCATGGCGCCCGCCGCCCAGGCCGCGGCGAATGCCCAGGTGCAGCTGGCGCGGACGGGCGAGCTGTCCGCCTACCAGCAGCGCATCCTGAACATGCAGCTGAGCGACGTGTTCCAGACGCTCGCGCTGGGCATGCCGCCCATGATGGTGTTCCTCCAGCAGGGGCCGCAGATCGTCGATGTCTATGGCGGCGTCGGCAACACGCTTCGGGCGCTGACCGCCGCTGTCGGGGGACCGTTCGCGCTGGCCTTCGGGGTCGGGGCCGTGGCGGTCGGCGGCCTGGCCGCCCGCGCCGCGAGCCTGACCGGCGAGGCACGCACGCTGTCGGTCGCCCTGCGCGCCGTCGGCCGCGACGCCGAGATCGCCACCGCCGACCTGCAATCCTACATCCGGGCGCTGGAACAGCAGGGCGTCGCGCGCAGCGACGCGCGAGCCATCGTCGCCGACCTCGCCCGCACGCCCGGCCTCGCGGCGGGCGATATCGGCCGCGCGGCGCGGCTGGCCCCGGACCTCGCCGCGGCGACCGGCACCGATGCGGCGGCAGCGGGCAAGCAGTTGGCCGACCTGTTCGCCTCGCCCGCCGACGGCATCCGCAAGCTCGACACCGCGCTCAACTTCCTGACCGCATCCCAAGCCGGGGCGATCCGCACCATGCTGGAGCATGGCGAGCGCACCAAGGCGGTCGACGTCGCCGTCGATGCCCTGACCAGGCGGATCGGCGGGCTGTCGCGGGACGCGCTCTCGCCGATGGGCACGGCGCTGCGCGACCTGTCGAGCAACTGGACCACCTTCATGGACTCGGTCGCGCAGTCGCGGCCGATCGTCGCCCTGGTCGAGACGCTGAACCTCGCGGTCCAGGGCATCAGCTGGGCAGTCGGCTCGGCGCCGGCCGGGGAGCGCACCGATCGCGAGATTGCGCGGCTCGAAGGGTTGCTCGCCGGGACCGACAGTTATGGTGCGCCGAGCGTCGCCGGCGACGCCCGCCGCGTCATCGAGCAGCAGCTCGCCGACGCCCGCGCCCGCCGGATGATCCAGGGCGGCCCGGTCACCGGCGGTGCCGCGGCGGCACCTGAGCCGGGCGGCCGGATCGGGGGCAGCCCGATCGGCGAGCCGTCTCCCGGGCAGCTTGCCGCCCAGCAGAAGCAGGTCGATCTCCTCACGCAGTCCTGGCGCGACCAGCAGCGCGTGCTGGCGGCATCGATCCCGGACCGGGTGCGGGTGCGCGCGGAGATCGCCGCCGCGCGCGAGGCGGCCGAGAAGAACATCACCGGCGCGGCGCGCGAGGAGCTGATCCGCCGCCGCGTCGCCGAGGCGATCCGCGGCGAGGCCGATGCGCGCGGTCAGGAGATCGCCGCCATCACCCGCGAGGGGCAGGCCGCGCTGGCGCTGGCTCAGGCGTCCGAGCAGGGCCGCGCGGCGATGCTGCGCAGCAAGGCGGCGGCCGAGGCGCACGCGCAGGCGGCGACGCAGACCGCGGCGAACGAGCGCGTGCTGACCGAGGCGATCCTGAACCGTGGCGCGGCACAGGAGGCCGCCAGCGGTGCCGAGGCGGCGGTTGCGCTCAAGGAGCAGAATGAGGCGCTGCGCCGGCTGATCGACGCCGAGCGCCAGGGCGACCGCGCAGCCTTCCAGGCGGCGGTGGCCGAGCGCACGCGCGAGGCGACGCGGGCGATGGAGGCGCAGCGCGAGGTCGCGACCGACCCGGCGATCCGCGAGGCGTTGACGGCGCAGATCGATCTGGTCCGCCGCCGCACCGAGGAGCAGGCGGCGCTCAACGCCGAGTTAGCGCAGGCCCGTCGTCTCTCCGCCGGGCGCCGCGAGCTCGAAGACCTGCGCGACCAGATCGACCTGCTTGGCGAAAGCGCTGCCGTGCGCGAGCGCGAACTGGCGACGCGGCGGGCGACCCGCCAGTTGGTCCAGGAGGGTGCCGATCCGGCGAACCTCACCGCGGCACAACGCGCCCTGGTCGATCAGGCCGCGGCGCTCGCCGACGCGAACACGCAGCTTCGCCAGCAGCGCGGCCTCTACGATGGCATCGCCGACAGTGCTGTGCAGGCCTTCGGGCGGGTCGGCGACGCAATCACCCAGGCCTTCGTCGGGGGGCAGGGCGCCGCGGTGAACTGGGGCAACGTCACCCGCGGCGTGGTGTCCTCGGTGCTGTCCGAGATCGTGAAGCTCTCCCTCGTCAATCCGCTCCTCAACGCCGTCCTCGGCACCGAGCGCCCGTCCATGTTCTCGGCCGGCGGCGGCCTGGGCCTGTCGGACATCCTGAGCGGCGGCAGCCTGCTGGCGCGCGGCGCCGAGTTCCTGGGGTTCGACATCGCGGGCTCGCTCGGCCTCGGCGGCGGCAGCCTGTCGGGCAGCATCGGCACCGCGCTCTTCGGCGCGACCCCGCTCGGCCCGACCCTGAGCGGCGCGCCGCTCGCGGCCACGCCCGGCCTCTTCGGCACCTACGGCACCTCGCTCCTCGGCGGCTCGCAGCTGACCCTGAGCGGCGCCTTCGCCGGCATCGGCGGCGGCTTCGCGGCCGGCGCGATGCTCAACACCCTGCTCGGCCGCAGCCCCGCGCAGCAGACCAATGGCATGATCGGCAGCGGCCTCGGGGCCTTGGGCGGCTTCCTGGTCGGCGGTCCGATCGGTGGGCTCATCGGCGGGCTTGCCGGCGGCGGGCTGGGCGGCCTGTTCGGGCCGGGCGAGTCGGTGCAGGGCTGGGGCTACTGGCTCGAAAGCCAGGACGGCCGCCTCAAGCCCATCGACCGCCGCTGGTTCAACGAGTCCGGCGCCCAGCACTTCGCCCATGCTGACCAGCAGGTCGCGGCCATCAACGCCCTGCTGGAGCAGAGCGGCCTGTCCGTGACCGGAGCCCGCAACGTCGGCGGCAACAAGAACGGTCCCGACCGTTCCTGGGGCGGCGCCGGCTCTTTCGAGGAGGCATTCGCCGACCTCCGCTTCACCGCCGCCAACGACGATGGCCTGAACGCCGTCCTTGCCGGCCGGAGCTTCGCGGGACCGGCCGACCTGCAGACCATGCTGGCGGTCCGGGATACCATCCGCGGCCTGACGGCAACACCGGCCGAGAAGCTGGCTGACGCCATCGCGGCGGTGAACGCGCAGTTCGACGCCCTGACCGAGCAGGCGCGCAGATACGGTCTGGCCGAGACCGGCCTCGCCGAGGCCCGCAGCCGCGCCATCGCCGACGCGCAGGCCCAGGCAAACCCCGGCGCGCAGTCGCTGCTCGCCGACCTCGCCTTCGGCGGGCAGTCGGCGCTGGCGCCGGAGCAGCGCTACTTCGCCGCGCTGTCGCTGCTGAACGATGCGCGCGGGCGCTTGGGCTCGGGCGGGGACGTGGACTCCTTCGCGGCAACCGCGCGCCAGGTGCTGCCGGTGGCGCGCGACTTCCTCGGCACGTCGGACCGCTACGCCGGCCTAGTCGCCGATGTGGCCGGCGTGCTGTCGCGCGGCGGCGGGGACACGGCCGGGCTGGGCGCGCTGCTCCAGGCCCAGGCCGACGGCGGCGACGCGCTGCGCGAGACCTTCGCCCGCTACGGCGAGCGGCAGTTGGATGTCGCCACCGCAACCCTCGCCGAGTTCCGCCGCCTCGCCTCGGCGATCGAGGCCCTGCTCGCGCGGCGCACCGCCGCCTGATCCTGCTGCTCCACGTCCACCCTCCCAGGCGCTCGCGCGACGCCAGTGCGTCGCTGACGCGCCCTGGCGAAACCAAGGGGTTTCTCCGACATGCCGATCCCAGCATGGCGCGCGGCGCAGACCACCAACACGACCGGCACCGGCACGCTGGTTCTGAACGCCGCCCCCACCGGCCGACGCGGATTCCAGACCGCCTTCGGCAGCGGCGCCATCCGGGTCTGCTACGTCATCCAGGGCACGACTTTCTGGGAGATTGGCCTGGGCGACTTCGACGGCGGCTCGCCCGGCAACCTCACCCGCGCGACGGTGCTGGCCTCCTCCAACTCCAACGCGCTCGTCTCGCTGCCCGCGGGCACCGCCGACGTGTTCGCCTTCCTCGATCCGGCATCGCGTGCGCTGCTGACGGGAACCGGCACGGTCAACCTGACGCTGGCCGACCTCGGCAACCTCGTCGCGTGGTCGGGCAGCAGCGCGGCCAGCGCCACCTTCCCGGCGATCGCCACCGTGCCGCCCGGCCAGGGGTTCCTCCTCATCAACGGCGGCACGGCCGCGTTGACGCTCGACCCGAACGCCGCCGAGCAGATCAACGGCGCGGCGACGCTGGTGCTCCAGCCCGGCGAGGCGGCCGACTGCTACCGCGCCGGCTCTGCCTGGGTGGCGGTCGTCGCCACACCGCTGTCCGGCTTCTCCCGCAACGCCCGCTTCACCGCCTCCGGCTCATGGACCGTGCCGGCCGGCGTCACCCGCGCCGGGGTCCGCATCTGGGGCGGCGGCGGCGGCGGCGGGGGCAACGGCACCGCCGGAGCAGCGGGCGGAGGCGGCGGTGGCGGCTACGCCGAGGACATCATCACCGGCCTCGTGCCCGGCGCGTCCATCGCCATCACCGTCGGTGCCGCCGGCACCGCGGGTGCCAACACCGGCACGGCCAGTTCGAACAACGGCGGCGCCGGGGGCACCAGCAGCTTCGGTGCCTCGCTCTCGGCGACCGGCGGCACCGGCGGCGGCGGTTCGGCAAGCTCGGCCGGCGCCGCGGGCGTTGGCGGCAGCGGTTCAGGCGGTGGGTCCGGCGCGATCCTGGCCACCGGTGGCTCAGGCTCGGCCGGCACGGGTGCCGGCGCGGGCGCGATCGGCGGACGCGGCGGCGAGGGCGCCATGGGCGGCGGCGGCGGCGGCACGTCCACCGGCACGGCGCTGGCCGGAGGCTTTCCTGGGGGTGCGGGAGGTGGCGGTGCCGGCACCAACATCGGCGCCGTCGGTGCCGCCGGCCTCGTCGTCATCGAGTTCTGAGGAGCATCGCCATGTTGTGGGCACTTGTCGTGGACGGCACCGTGCGCGAGATCACCGACACCGATCCGGCCGGCCGCTACCATCCCTCGCTGCACTGGCAACCCTGCGACAGCGCGGTGCGCGAGGGCGATTTGTGGACCGGCGGGGCCTTCGCGCTGCCGCCGCCGGCCGATATACCGCTGCCGCGCACCGTGGCGGCGCTCGCCTTCCGCCGCCGCTTCACGCCCGAGGAGCGCGCCGCGATCACGCTCGCCGCCTCCCGCGCGCTGGAGTCCGGCGATGCCACCTTGCAGATCTGGCTCGACGACCTGAACAGCGCCGCCGAGATCGATCTCGATGGCCCTGATGTCGCTGCCGCCCTCGAGATGCTCGTGGCGAACGGCCTCCTGGCACCCGAGCGCAAGGCGGACCTGCTGGCATGAGCGAGACCGCCTTCGCGCCGCCCGGCACCGAGCCGCCTTCTGTGCTGCCGGCCGCACTCGCCCTGGCGGCGCTGGCCGCCCGTCCGCAGCGCGACGCCGGCGGCCAGCCGTCCGCAGCGGTGGTCCTCGTCGAGATCGACACAAGGGCCGCGGCATGACCGACACCTTCGCCCCGCCCGGTGTCTGGCCGCCCGCGGTCCTGCCGGCCGAATGGGTCACGGGCCAGGGCATCACCGTCCTGCGCATGGCGACCGCCGGCTGGATCAGCGGCCTGGACGACGATCCCGGCTCGACCCTCTGGCCCGCCCGCATCAAGGGCGATGTCGTGCTGTCGCAGACCGCCGCCGACGCGATCGGCATCGGCGGGCGGATCGCACTCGGCATCTCCGACATCGACCTGTGGGACGGCGACAATGCCCTGGCCGACCTGATCCGCTACGGCGGCGCCGACGGACGCAACGCCGTCATCCGCGTCGTGCCCGCACGCTCGCCCGGCGCCTCCGACCTGGGCACGAAGCTCTCGGCCGCCACGATGCCCTTCCGCGGCATGGTCCGGACCATCGCCGCCACCGACGGTCGCGGCGCACGCCTCTCGCTCGCCGACATCGCCGAGCGCCTCGCCGTGCCGTTGCAGTCCACCCGCTACCTCGGCACCGGCGGGCTGGAAGGTCCGGCGGCACTCGTGGGCCGCCCCAAGCCGGTCTGCCTCGGCCGCATGTTCAACGCCGAGCCGGTTGCGCTCGGGAACATCGACCTGGGCGACGGCGCGCTGCCGACCTACCAGTCCCACTGGCGCGCGATCGCGTCCCATGATGCGGTGCGCATCCGTGGCGTGGCCCAGACGCCGACGTTCACGGCGCCGGGCATCGGGCAGTTCCGTGACTGGCCTGCCCTGGGCGTGTTCCAGATCGGCGCCAGCCCGGACGGCCCCGTCACCACCGATGTTCGCGGCGATGCCGTCCCTTTATATGTGTCCTCTACCGCTGGCATCGTCCGCCGCCTCGTGCAGTCGCTCGGTCCCGCCCTGGGCGACACCGAGATCGCCGCCGATGCCTTCGCCTTCGCCGATGTCGATCTGCCCGGCGAGGTCGGCTGGTTCCGCGGCGCGCAGGAGATCGGCGCGGCCGACGCCGCCACCGAGATCCTCGCCGGCGCGGGCGCCGTGCTGGCCGGCGGGCGTGGCGGGCAGCTGCGGCTCTTCGATCCGATCGCCGAGGCGCCGCCGCAGTTCGACATCCCCATGGCGTGGATCGCCGCTCTTCAGCCATTGCCGCTGCCAGCCACCCTGCGCCCGCCGCCGCGCGCCGTCGCCGTAGACTGGCGGCGCAACTGGTTCCCGCTGTCCGACCTCGCGGGCTCGGTCGCCGAAGCGGACCGCGCGCAGCTTGCCGGCCAGGCGTCCGGCCCGGCGCGCGCCGAGAGCGCCATCGTCACGTCCCGCGTCGCCCAGCAGCGCGATCTGCGCCTGCCCGGCCTCTACTGGGCCGAGGCCGATGCGCTGGCGCGCGCCGAACGGTGGCGCCGCTGGATCGAGTCCGGGCCGCGGCTCTTCGAGCTTGCGACCGACCGCTACCTCGGCGCCGTCGAATGCGGCGACATCGGCCGCGTGACCTACCCGGCCCACGGCCTGGAAGCCGGCGCGCTCTGCGTCGTCGTCGGCTGGCGCGAAGCGCTGGCCGGGCGCCGTCTTACCCTCACCGTCGCCACCCTTCCGGAAGGATAGCCGAACAAGGAGTTCGTCAGAGATGCCTGGTGCCTTCCTCTGGGACGAGCGCGTGGCCCGCGCCGCCGCGCTGTCGGCGATCGGCGCGCAGCCGGTCGCCTCGCTGCCGCTCTCCAACCTGCTCGATCCGCAGCCGCGCCACCGCACCCGCTGGCTCGGCTCGGCCGCTTCGGTGCTGGTGGATTTCGGCACGGACACGGCCATCGATGCCGTCGCGCTGCTGTCCACCACCCTCGGCGCCGCCGATACCGTGCGCTGGCGCCTCGGCGCGCTGGAAGGGCTGGTCGAGGCGGCGGCGGTCTTCGACCTGCGGTTCACCTCGCCCGGCACCCTCGTGCTGCCCGCCGGCTGGTCGTTCAACCGCGGCTCCGCCGGCTGGCATTTCGACGCCAGCGGCACGCTGGTCCAGGCCGCGGCCGGCGCCCTGCGCTTCGAGCACAATCCGGCAACGCTCGCCTGCCGCGGCCTGCTGCTGGAGGAGGCGCGGACGAACCGCATCCGCAACCCGCGCGCCGAAGGCGCCGTGGCGGGATCGCCGGGCACCGCGCCGACCCACTGGGCGATCGCCGGCGGTGGAGGGGTCGTCCCCTCGGTCGTCGGCACCGGGACCGAGACAGGCATCCCCTATATCGACGTGCGCTTCAGCGGCACGGCCAGCAGCACCGCCGACCTGTCCGTGAAGTTCGAGGGCAACACGACGGCAGCGGCGGCCAGCGGCCAGGTCTGGACCGGCTCGGCCTTCGTACGGCTGGTCGGCGGCAGCTTCGGCACGCCGATCCAGGCGCCGCAATTGATCATCCAGGAATACGACGGCGGCGGCAGCAGCATGATCCAGAGCGCGGGCGTGTGGAGCCCGCTGCCGACCGGCGGCGGCCTCGCCACCCAGCGGCGCGAGTTCTCCCGCACCCTCACCCACCCCTCGGCCGCCTTCGTGGGGCTGGTGTTCTACGCGCAGTACTGGGCAGGGCAGGCAGTCGACTTCACGCTGCGCATCGGGGCGCCGCAGTTGGAGCAGGGTGCCGCGGCGTCCTCGCCGATCCTGCCGCCGGTCGGCACGCCGGCGGCTGCAACCCGCGCGGTCGAGCAGGCGGGCGTCCTCGGCCTGTCCATCGGCGAAGCAACACTGCTGGTGCAATGCCAGGCGCACGGCGCGACGGCGACCATGGTTCCCGCGGGCTACTCGCCGCCGAGCAGCTTCAGCAACGCCTCGTATTTCAGCATCAGCACGGGCGGCGGCTGCAACTGGACCGTCCTGTCCGGCGGGGCGGGCATGTCGGTCGGGATCTCGGGGAGCGTGAATGCGCCGGTCACGCTCGTCGGCGCCGCCTCGGCCGCGGGTGTGCGTTTCGCCCGCAACGGCGCGGCGACAGGCCATTCGAACCCCTATGCCGTGCCCGCGGGCATGAACCGCGTCACGCTCGGCGGCGCGCCCTGGGGCGCGGGCCTGGGGAACACAGTCGGGATCGGCACCTACCAGCGCCTCGCCCTCTACGACTCGCGCCTGCTCGATGCGCAGGTCGCGGCCCTTGCCGGCACGGGATCGTCCCTGGTCGCGGCAGCGGTCGCGCACGACAGCGGCATCCTGGCCGCCGCGACCGAGCCGCCCTCGCAGGGCAATGTCGTGCTGCTGCGGTCCTCGGCCGCCACGGGGCGCCATCTGCTGGTCGACGTGGTCGCGCCGGGCGCTACCTGCATCGACATCGGTCGCCTCGTGGCGGGGCCGCTGTGGCGGGTGTCCCGCGCGGTTGCCTACGGGGTGCAGGAGGGTCGCGAGACGCTCGACCGGCGGGACCGCAATCCGCTGACCGGTGCCGAGTTCCCGGTGCCGGCCCTCACCAACCCGCGCGTCGCCCGCTTCACCCTGCCGTTGCTGAGCGCGGCCGAAATCCGCACCCAGCACCGAGCGCTCTTGGTCGCCCTGGGCGGCGCGGGCGAGGCGCTGTGGATACCGGAGACAAGCCTGCCCCTCGCCGAGCTCAACGCCCGATCCATCTGGGGCGCCGTCGCGGCGCCCGGAGAGGAGGCGCTTGCCATCCGCGACAGTCCGGCCGGCACGTCTCGCAGCTTCAGGATTGTGGAGAGGGTGTAGAGCGCGTGGCTCTTGTCGGGATGGCCGGAACAAGCGGTAGGGGTTGTATTCGACATCCTGGGGCCGATCGTCCCCCAGCACAGATCGGTGAAGGCGGCGTGCCGATCGCCGGCGAGGTCATTGACCCGCGCCACCACGTCAATCTCGCCTGGCACGGCGGCGGGCCTCAGCCGATCTTTCAGGCGTCGCTGGTGATCCCGGAGATGCCCGCGCGGGAATGGGACGTCCCGGCGGCTCCGGCATTGCACCCACCCGTGCCGGCAGTAATTGCCGCCTGGAAGGGCAAGGCGGCGGGGCGGGAGGCGGGGTTACTGGACGCCGTTGAGGACGCCGTCGCCGAGGCTGCGCCGCGAGTCCGAGATGCCTGGATGGGGGCCGCCGAATGGCAGCGTGGCAGCGACTTCCTCTCCGACTTGGCCAATACACTGGGCCTTCTGGGCCTGAACGTCGGCCAAGTCGATCAACTGTTCCGGGTGGCAGATGCAATATGAAGTTGATAGTCCTTCATCAGAATGATGACCCGACCGCTTGATCGCCTGCTAGAAGGGAGGTGTGCTTCCGCATGCACTGTTCTGGCAGACCCTCGCGGCGATCGCCTCGCTGCGTCAATCACCGCCGCCGGCCCGATGCTGTGCGTGGCCACCAGTTTTGGTCGCGCACGTCAGCGACGGAAGATCCGCGTCACGTCCGCCACGGTGTTAGAAAATCCCGGGTCAGCTGCGGTGCTATTGGATCACGCAGCGGCGGTGACGATCTGCGGTGTGGGCGTATCGAGCAGCGACAGCAGCATGTTGCTCAGCAGGACCACCACGGCTCAAAGGGCCGCGAATTCCATTCAACTACTCATTATCCTGGCTTCCCATCCGCGCGTGGACTAAGCAACAAAGGCGCGTGAACAACGAGGAACAATGCGAAGGCCGATACCCAGCACAGCGCAGCCACAATAAGCACGGGCAGTGCACCACCGCCCGCTCCGCTTCCAAAGGCGCGCAACAGCGCTGCGGCTAGCAGAAGCACGTAGGCAGCAACTGTCGCAGGCGCAGCTACAAGCGCGTGTCCAGTATGGCCGAGTGTCGCGCGTGTCATTACTGCGACAATCATCAGCGTCACCGCGCCCGCTAGTTGCAGGTGCAGCCATGCAGATGCCCAGGACGCGTCGGACAGCAGCGAAATGGCCTTGACCACGAGCGCGATCGGAATCAACGCATAGGCTAGGTGCAACACCCACAAAATCGGCCAACTTAGCGTGCGCAGCCCGTGCCAGCGTGACAGGCGCAGCGCCACCAGCCCTGCCGCGATGGCCGCGACCATTCCGGCTAATATGCCGCCCGGCGCGAAAACATCCACCACCGCAACAGCGGTCACAGCGAGGAGCGCACCGCGGTCTTGTACCGCCCGCGGTTTGTGAGACACCGTGTTGAAGCCTATGCGGCCAGCGCGGGTGGATGAAACTGCTCATTCCTGATGGCGGCTGGTGGCCGGAAGCCGTGTCGCTCGATGAGCCACGTGGTGT